TCACGACACACCGACCACGGGCAGCACACGCGACTGCTTCGGCACGACCGGGCACTGCTCGCTGTCGACGGCGCCGATGCGCTGTCCGGCGGCCACGACGGCCGCAGGGCAGCCCTTGCCGCAGCGGTTTGCGAGCGAGCAGCCGCCGCAGGTGTCGTTGCCGCCCAGGTCCCACCGGTCGCTGAAACGGCCGTACCCGTCCAGCCGTTCGGCGATGTCGTCGTGCTGCCACACGTTCCCGACGAGGAAGTCAGTGTCGGGGTGCTGGCTGACCTTCGTGCGGGCGGCGAACGCCAGGTACGGGCAGACGGCGACCTCGCCCTTCGTGAAGACGTAGATGATCGTGCCCGCCTCGCATCCGGCGAGCGGCTTGTCCTCATTCGGGAACCGGATGTGCACCATGTCCACGCCGTCGTCGACGAACGGCAATGTCAAGTCGCGGATGTGTCTCATGTGGTCGTCGGGGCGGCGCAGCTTTCTTGAGGAGTTCGCTCCCCGGCCCATCTCGCCGAGCGGGTTCATCAGCACGTACTTCGCGCCCTGGTCGCGCGCGAAGGCGCACAGCTCGGCGTACTCCTCGTCCTGGGCGAGGTTGTTCGGCGTGCACAGCAGCCCTTGGAGGATGCCCGCTTTCGCGAACCGCTTCACCGTCTCCACGGTTTCGTCGAAGCCCTCGGGTCGGCCTCGGAACTTCCCGTGCGAGTCGGCGGAGAACCCGTCGAGGCTGACGTTCATGTGCGTGTCGAGCGCGGCGAGTTCCCGGATCTGATCATCGTTGACCATCGTCGCGTTGGTGCACACGCCGACGCCCATCCCGGCCGCGCGGAAATCGGCCGTGATCTGGAGCAGGTCAGGATGCATGAACGGTTCCCCGCCGGTCAGCGTCACCCGGTTCACGCGGGCTGCGGCGAGTTGCGGGATCAGCCGATCCCGCACTTGGTCGAGCGGCATGTACTCGCCGCGCTTCGTAGCCGAGACGAAGCAGTGGGCGCACTTCTCGTTGCACGGCTCGCACACCTGGATCAGCGCTTTACGGTGCGGATGGTCGACGGTCGTGCGGAAGTAACAGGACGCGGCCTGCTCAGAGTTGATGATCGGACGTGCAGTCATGCCAGCCTCCATCATTCTCGGGTGTGCCCGCCCCCGGGCCGTGCGCCATCACACGACACGGCCGGGGACGGAGTCAGCGGGCGGGCGCCTGGTCCTGCGCCTCGCGGTATCGGCGCGCCTTCAAACGCAGCCGGTTCAAACAGTCCTCGCACGCGTAGATCGGAGCGCTCTGCCCGTCTTCTTGGATTGGGCCGACCCACAGCACCGAAACTCCGGAGCGCTCGCAGTACAACCAGCACTCGCCGGTCGTCCACTCCCGGGTCGCCATGTCGTCCTCTCTGCTGTGCGGGCGTGGCCCCGGGCCTGCCTCCGACGGGGGGGGCGGTTACAGACCCGGGGCCGTCTCAACCCTCCTCCGGACCCTCCCGGCCCGTCTGAGGGGAGCTTTCACGACCTCGCGATGCCGTAGCCGACCGCCGCCATCAAGGCGAACACCACGAGGACGTAGACCACTTGGCCGCGCAGCGGAGTCAAGAGCTGGCCTCCAGCTCAGACCGCACGCGCTTTCCCCAGCGCAGGACGTCAACGCCCAGTCCTCGGATTTGATGGCGCCGATGGCCAGCCCACGGCCCACCACATCGTCCGGCCCCGCGTGACAGAGGAGCGGCAGGCCGCCGGACCATTCGGTGACCGCACACGCTCACTGCCAGGCCCCCGGCTGGAACCGGTACGGGCGCTGCACGATATGCCGGTACGTGAAGTGCTCCGGGTTCGACCGCAGATGCCGGACCGCCCACGCCTTCGCCGCCGCCAGGTCCGTCTTCGCGTCACCCTGGTCCTCGCACACCGCGCATTGCAGCGCATGTGTGACCGGTTCGGCATCCGGGAGGTCATCGGGGATGAGGGTGAACTCACGGAACCGGTACGAGCGTGACTTGCCGCCGGTGCCGGTCTCCGAGGGGCGTTGAGGCAGGAACGTTTTCACGGGCGGGCTCCCTCGGGGACGACGGCAGCGAGTTCGGGTTGTGTACGGGCAAGGTTGGTGACATCGGCGGTCGTGATCGGCGTCACCCCGTGGAGAGCCACGACGAGGGCACTGGCGAGAGTCCAGTTGAACTCCGGCGCTGAGAACGGCTGAAACGTCGCGGCACCGTCATCAAGCGGCTTGAGTGTCTTCGGGTGGATCAGTGCGCCGGAGACTCCCCAAAGCGGGGTCTCGCGGACGAGTGCGGTGACGTGGCGGGACAGCTTCGGGCAGGCGCCGATCGCCTCCAGAGCGCACTCCGGATGCGTCGGTGGTGACGTCGAGCGCTCTCCGTCCGTGACGGGGGTGTAGCCGCCGACGACGTAAAGCCGCGCCTCCTCATCGGGGATGAGGGGTACGTAGTTACCGCACACCTGGCAGAGGTCATTGAGAATCGCCTGCCGTTGACGCATGGGGTGCACGCGCACGAAGTCGGGGGCACCTCGGCCTCGGCCAATCCTGCTGCGCACCCACAGGGCTCCCTCACGCCGGTCGGCCTGGTGCTCCTGCGCGTACTCGATACGCTCTCCGGCCGGGCCTAAACGGGCGGTGAGCCGTCCGGAATCGCCCTGCTCGGATGACCATTGGGTGATGTAGGGCACGTGGATGCCGTGCCAATAGAACTGCTGCCGCATGATGCTCCGTCGGGTGTAAGGGACGCCTTGCAAGCGGGGCTCGGGCTGGTGACCAAAGGTCATGCGGTTGCCGCGCGGCCGGTGAGCGCGTCCCGTAGCCGCCCCGGGTCCACCAGTGCTCCGAGTCCGTCCGGGGGGCGCACCCAGTAGGGGCCGGGCGGGTTGGTGCGCTCGGGGGCCGGGATGAGGAGCCAGCAGGCGGCGGCAAGCAGCTCGGTGCCGGGAACGTCGACCCAGTCGGCGTCAGGCGGCACGAGGAAGTACACGCACTGGCCTCCGGGGTCATGGATGACCGGGCCGGGGACGTCATGCACGGCGGAAAGTCCCTGATGCTGCGCGGCTTTCACCGCCGCCCATTTGCTACCGAGGGGCAAGAGCACGAGCTGAGTGCCCTGTAGCCAGCGCCGAGCGTGGGCCGGGTCCGGGTCAGCTTCCGCGAGCCATGCCGCAGCGCGGCGGGCGGGGTGGGCGGGCAGCATATGAGAGATCCCCTCACGCGTCTGTTTTGCGTGAGGGGATCGTCTCTCTACGTGCTGTGCGGTTTGCTCACAAACTGTGCGGAGTCAATATGGCAGAACCGCTTGACAGGTAGTCAGGCTCCGGTCCATCGGGCGAAGGCGGCCAGTGCCTCATCCTGCGTCCGGTCCAACCGGACTAGCGCGCCGGTGACGTGACGGGTCGTCGGATGGAAGCGCGTATGCACGGGGCTGATCCCCCGGGCCGTCGCGAGGTCCGCGAAGGCACCGCGGCGGTCGCCTTCGGTGAGCCGGGCCGCCGCGACGTCAATGTGGTGGTGCGATGCCCGCTCGCGGGCGATGCCGGACGGCAGCTCCCACTCCGTACGGTCCTGCTCAGCACCCCACTCCCGGAGCCGAGCCAGGGCCTGCTCCGTGTCCCCGGAGTCAATCAACGTCGCAACCTCATGGATGCGCACGTTCGTCGGGCCGAACGACATCTCGTAGTGCATCGAGTCATCGCGGAGCAGTGCGGCCGTCTCCCGTGCCTCGGCAAGCCGCTCCCACGCCCGTTCCGGATGCCCGTCCCGCACCTCGACCATCGCGAGCTTGAGGAGGAGAGCACCGCTCACGGCCAGCGCCTGGTCCGTGTACGAGTTCTCTGGCTGAATCCGATCTACCTCGACCATGAGCCCTTCGAGGAGCCGCCTGGCCGAGGAGAAGGACCCCATCCGGACCATGGCGCCCGCCTTGAGGTAGGCGGCCGTGACCTGCATCAGCGAATCGCCGGACCGATCGGCGGCCCAGTGCACTCGCTCTACCGCCGTGAGGGAGAGGTCGTGGTACCCGAGCTTGTGAGCGAGGGAGTTCGTCGCCCGGTAGCCGCGGGCGAGCCACCAGTACGCTTCCCGACGCTCCCGATCATCCCGGGCCGTGAGCGCGGCATGCGTCAGCTCTGTGAGCACACCGGGGAGTAGCGGGCCCATCGGTACGTACTGGCCGTTCTGCCGCATCTCCGAGATGAGGTCCATCTCCGCCGCGAGGACCGGTAGAGGGCGGGCCGCCGCCTGAAGGTCATCGGGGTTGTCATAGGTCAGCAGGACACGGCGCAACTCCGGGATCACCGCCTGCACTTGGTCCTCGGATTCGGCACCGTTCATGTAGGGCTGACCGGTGAGGCGGTCCGGGCCGACGCCGAGAGCCCGTGCAAGGTTGGCGAGGAGGCCAGCGGTCGGCGTGCGCGACCCGGCCTCGAACTTCTCAAGGAGGCTGACAGAGATCGATACGCGGTCAGCGAGCCCGCGCACCGTGAGCTGTCGGACCTTCCGCAGCTCTCGGATCTGCTGGCCTACGTGCGGCATGCCCATGCTGGCCCCCTCACTATGTGGTGCGGCCAGCGTACGGGCGCTAGGCCCGTATCTACGCGCCGAGTTCGTAAACTCCCGGTGTCGCCCGCCCCTCGGGTGTGAACCTTGGATCGCTGCGCGCGCAGGGTGTATCCTCCCGCGCGCTCCGGCTTGGACGAACTTCGCGATCACGCAGTGGAGTTCGCCCACTGCTGATTGTCAGGGGTGGCGCTTAGCCTCACCGTCATGGATTTCCCGGCCACGGCGCCCGCCCCTGCGGCATGCCGAGACACCCTCAACGACCGCATCCGGGCGTTGATGTCGACGCCCAGCCCTCACGGGCACGCCGCCGAGTACGCCCGGCTCCTTGTCGAGTGGACGGCTGCCGACCGTGCGCAAAGACCGAAGGCGCCCCGACCGGATTCCGACGGTGAGACGCCCTCGCGCAGCAAGCCAACAGCAATCTGCGTGGACTTCAAGCAGGATACGGGCGCAGCGGACAGAACTCGTGTTAGGAAGACGCGGAGCCCGACCGCACGGGATGTGGGACGTACGGCCGGGCTCTCGCACCGCAGGGGTAGTGCGGCGTCGCCGATCTCGGGGGGCGTCGATCAGCGCTACTCCCAGTCTCCCGCACCAACCAGCACGCGTGCATGCACATCGCTGAAGTCGCCCTGAAGGGTGGCCGCTTCATGACCCGTGGAGCGGGCCACTCGTCTCATTCCCCGCTACTGAGCGGCCCCTCAGGGCAGAGCCGTGCGAGCTGCCGGTTCGCGTGGTCGACCGCGTCTCGCAGGCTGTCGCCCGAGTTCGGGTACAGCTCGTGCTCGACACGGCTCAGCCGCTCCTCGATGAGCGCGACCCGCTCCAGGAGACCCGGCCTGGCAGGAACTCCCGGCCGCTCCAGCTCGCCCTGCCAGTCGTCCATGAACTCGTCTACGCGCCGCCAGGTGCGGCCGGCCGCGCGCAGCCCGCCCCACCCCATCGCCGCCACCCCACCGAGGAGCGTAACTGCCCCGGCCCACACCAACGCGACGTCGAGCCACGTCACTCCGGTTGCCTCCACGCCAGGCATCTGCCCCTCACCCGGGCAGGGTGTGCGCCAGCTCCCACGTCACCGGCCCCGGATACCCGTCGGGGTCACCGGACAGCTCGGGCCGCGAGCGCTGGAGGTCGGCGACGTTCCGCCGCGTGTATTCGGTGAACAGCGACCCCGGGGTGTACCCGTCGCCGTCGTGGTGCCGGTCGAAGCCCAAGCGCACCAGTTGCTTGTCGAGCCACGTCACCGCCGGGTGCCGCTTTCCGAGCCGAAATGCCTCCCTGCCGGGATAGGGCGGCACCTCCTGCCCAACGGCCTTGTTCGGCACGTGGAGTTCCTGCCCGACGTACACGGAGTACGGCGGTCTGAGCCCGTTCACCTTCGCCAGCTCTCGCCAGTCGACATCGAGGCGCCGCGCGATGGCCAGCAGCGTGTCCCCGGGCCGCACCGTGTAGTTGCCGTCACCGCCGTCCTGGCCGCCGCCGGGCCGCAGAGCGCCGCGCTGCACCCACGCGTACAGACGGGCGCCGGGGCACTCAGTCGGATGGCCGTCGCGGTGCCCGCCGACCCAGTCCCCGGCGTCCCCGTACTTCCGCAGCCACTCGATCGCGTCCCGCAGCCCATGCAGCATCGCGTCCGACGGCTTCGTGAGCCCACTGGACCCCAGCAGGGCACACACCGCGTAGTCCTTGCGGTTCAGATTTTGATCTCCGTTCGCGCCAGTCCGCTTGTGCAGGCCACGCCCTTCGTACACGTACCCGTGCTCGCACACGAGGGCGTTGTACGCAATGTCGACATAGCCCTCGGCCTCGTTCGCCAGGTGCTCGGCGCGAATCCGGCGTACCTGGTCGTCGCACAGCGAGTGCACCCGGGACTCGTACGCCATCCCGAGGTAGTGGATTTTCACCCCGCGGGTCGAGGACTGGTGCGCGGCAGGGGAGCCCGCGGGAGCTCCCCACGCTTCGCGCTGAACGAGCCTCACGACGCAGGGATTTGCGCAGCAGGGGTGGTCATGAGTGGTCGCCTCCTAGGCGTCATAGATGACGAGTTTGGCCTCGGCGAGCGTCATGACTGGGCCCGTCGAAGTTCTGGGCCGACCGCACGGCGGGCGGCTTCTGTTTCCTCTGCGGTGAGGCCGAGAAGCCGTTCGGCAGTGGCGAGCGGGATACCGGCGGCGGCCAGCGCGGCGACGTCTTCGGCCTTCGAAGTGCGGACCGCCTCGTGCATTTGCTCAATGTGCGTTTCGTGGGCGGTAGTCCAGGCGGCGACGAGTGCCTGGTAGGCGATCTCTGTGATCACCGTTGCGCCCACGGGGAGCGTCGGCGGCTCCTCGCCGTCGTAACTCACCGCGCCGAAGGACTCGTCCGCGTACTGCACGTGCAGCGTGTTCATCGGGTGCCTGCCTTAGAGGGAGATGAGGAGGGCGCGGATGATGATTTGGATCAGCGAGTACGTTGCGCCGCCGGAGCCGCGCCCGACCATGACGTCGAACCCGACGGTGACCGTGCCGCCGGGGTCGACCATGCTCGGGGCGTTCGGGAGGGTCTTCGCGGGCTGGATGTGCACGCCCGTGTTCGCAGAGCTGCCAGAGTTCCGCTGGTACCACATCTCGTCACCGGAGTAGCCCATCGCGGCACTCGACCCGGGCGGCATGTCGAACCACACGTCTGCTTCGCGGAACGCGACGACAAATGCGGGTCGACACGGGTCCGGGTTGGTGAACTTGGTCTCGAAGTGGGCGGCTACCTGCTGAGCCGCCGTTGGTACGGCGACATCAGCGAACCGGCGCTCGTCGAAGAACGACTGCATCCCGACCTGGCCGCGCGGTTCGGAGCGGAGCACGCCGTCTTCATCACAGACGACGACGCCGCCACGCGTCGCGACGTCACACGGGTAGGGCCACGTGCCGGTAGAGACGATGAGGGGTGTCGCTGCGGCCCCGTCGCCGGTGAGCCCACATCCAGTCGTCACGGTGGCAGCACCGGTAGGGACGAAGAGGCCGCCGTCCGTGCCGGTCGTGATGTTGTTCCCGGCGTCGTCGGAGATGTTCGGGGTGAACACTCCGGTCGCTTGGTCGTAGGCCAGGCCGTCCCCGGCGGAGACGCACGGCCGGACCTGAGCGCAGGTGACCTCGGGGGGTGTCGGCACGAGGAGACCACCGTCCGCGCCGAACGCGACAGTGTTCCCGGCATCGCTTGACGGGCGGGCGGTGATGACGCCGGTCGTCGGGTTGTACGTGATGCCGTCCCCGGCGGACAGGCACGACCGTACGGCGGTGCAATTCACCGCCTCGGCGCTGATGACATACGGGTTCGCGGTGCTTCCCGTGCCCGCGACGTCGATACCGTTCCCGGCGATCATGGAGCAGTTGCACTGACCGCCACCACACCCACACCGAGCCAAGATGATCAGCCCCTTCGGGGGAAGTCTTGGCCCGGCCCACAACCAGCAGCGGCCACCCAGTCTACGGCTGGCCCGCCGCCACCCGGCCGGTGTCCCACAACTGTCCGGGACGGTGTCCGGACACCTCCCGCCGGGCAGTCCGAGGCAGCGCCCTGACCTGCCCGGACAGCGTCCGGACACCGCTACTGGCAGTGTCCGGTCAGCCGTAGAGTTCGACGATCACGATGCCGTCCGCTCCGGATGTCCCAGGGGACGTCTCGCCATCTCGCGCGAACGCTCCTGCCGCGCCGCCGCCGTAGCCGCGCGGGGCGCCGCCGCCGCCGTCCGAGGAGCGCGGAAAACCACCGTGGCCGAGGTGTGATTCGCCACCGTTGCCGGACTGGCCCTGGAACCCGGTGAGGCGGATAGCGCCGCCGGAGCCGCCTCCGCCGGTAGCCCAGTCCCCTGTGCCGGCCAGTGGCCCGGCGATACCCGAGAAGCACGCCGAGCCCGTACCGGACGCCATGCCCGTCGTGCCACCGCCGCCACCGTTCGAGGTGACGGTGCCACCGAAGGCGCTGTTGCCGCCCGCTCCACCATCACTGTCCGTTCCGCCCGCGTTTCCACCCGCTCCGACGAGGACGGTCTCGATCGCGCCGAGCGCGGACACGTCGATCAGAGCCTCCGCGTATCCGCCGCCTGCACCGCCGTTGCGCACCACGAGTTCGCCCTGAGCCGCCCGAGCCCCGGCAGAACCACCGCCAGCCGCTTGCACGCGCACACGGATCCGAGCCAGCCAGGGGTAGTCAGCAGCCTGGAACTGGAAGGTCCCGGGCTCCTTGAAGTACAGGACTTGCCGCAGACCCATCGTGCCCGGGTTGAGGCACAGTTCGCCCTCATCGTTGACGTTGAAGTACGTGCTGCACACACAAACACTGGCCATCGGGACTCACCTCGTATGACGGAAGGTGAGCCCGGCCCACAACCAGCGGCTACGGCGCCCAGGGTAGTCGTTAGCCGCGGCGGGGCGTCGCAGTCATGTGCACTGCTACGCCCGGCCCGGCCGCGGTGAGCCCTCCGCCGTCGACGAAGACCAGGACGCGGATGACGGCCCGTGTAGCGCTCGCCTCCTCAACGTGCACGAGATACCCCGACACGACGCCTCCCGGGGCATCTGGGGGAAGGGTGGGGACCGCGCTGAGGACCGGGACGGCGCCGAGGCCAGCAGCCGGGTAGTCCCACACCGCGCGGCCGTCGTCCCCTGTCTCGACGACCGTCGCCAACGGTCCCGGTACGCGCAGTGGAGCCGCGTCCCGCGCTGGCAGCTCCTCCCCCGCCTGCTCCTGGACGCTCCGTGGCGGCCTGCTGCGCCTGGTCGTGGTCCTCGTCCGCCGGTCCACGTCCCGCAGAAGACTCCCCATGGGGTTGCCGACGAGTTGCCGTGCCGCTCCGCCTCGCAGCGCCACCGTGCCTCACACCCCTGCCATCATCGGCGTCGCGGTATCCGAACCTGTCGCCGCTACCTGCACTTGCACCTGTTCCGAGCCCGGCGTCGACTCGGTGCCGCCGTCCTCGGCCACCTTCAATCCCACAATTTTGAGGCGCTGAGAGATCGGACGGCACGTGACCTGAGTGGTGATGTCCAAGCACCAGCCGGGGACCAGAAGCGGCACCTCTACGGCCGCGTCTGGACTGATCGTCACGTCCTGCGTGTCGATGAACACCGGAACCGGCAGCGAGGACCGCAGCCGCGACTTCGCGGCTTCCGTCGCGGCGGCGTCCGTCGTGATCGTCGTCTGCTCTACGTACCGCTCCAGCAGCCCGTAGTACGGGTCCGCGCCGCCTGCCTCCCCAAGAACGTCGCCCTCGTCGTCTCCAGCTACGACCCATCGCGTACCCAGCGCGGTACCGTCCTCGGCCACGATCAGGCCCTCCGGCAGGTCTGCGTCGCTGAGACGGCCGACGCTCACCGTGTGGTTCTCCGGCATGAGCACGATCCGCGAGCCGACCGCGGTGTAGTCGAGACCGGTCTCCGCGAGGTCCCGCAGATGATCGCCGGTCTGCCCCACGTTCCTCAGGTACTTCCTGCCGCCGCGCACACCAGACCGCCCAAGGATCTGGATCTCGTGACCCGGATCGTCCGGGGCGAACCCGTCGGTGATCAGCCACTCGGCGATGTCCGTGAGGTCCGAGCCGCCGAAGGTGATGTCCTGGTGCGGCACCCGCCGGTCCAGCCACGCCAACAGGTCCCCGGCCCAAATCTCGATCTTCCCCAGCGACCATTCCACCTGGAGGACCGGACCAGACCAGACCGGCACCCCGTCGCGCCAGATGTTCAGGTAGGAGCGCCAGGCCCGGACCTCGCCGAGGCGTTCACAGCAGTCCCCATCGGGCTGCACCACGACACGGGCCGTTGAGGTGTCGTCCAGGTTCCTGGTCCACTCCACCTCGGTGAGCGTGTGGACCGGGGTCAGCGTCGCCCCGCTCCGGTCAGTGATCAAGGCGGCATGAGTGCCGCACCCTGCGACGGCCATAGGGCACCCCCGGCGTGAGGAAAGAGGTGCCCGGCCCACAACCAGCGACCCGCTCAGGGTACGACGGTGGTCAGTACCCCCTGCCGGACACCGACAACGTCAGACGCGCGTCCTCGGCCGGAGGATTCAGCGCATCTGTCTCCACGCACACGCAGAAGTTCGCGCACTCGAACGACGTGAACGACGGCGGCGCCCCGTCGTAGCCGTACACGTCCCGCGACGTCTCGCACTGCCCACCGCACTCAACGATGGCCCGCCCGATCTGCCCGTCGATGAGGACCGAACCCCCGGCCGGAACGTACGCCACGGTGTACTGGCTGTGCGGCTCACACCGCTGGAACTCGGCGACTTCGTCGCACGTGAGGTCATCCCCGCCCGGGGGCCGCTCGTAGAACGTGATGGTCACGTTCCGCAGGTCGTCCGCCCCGGCACGCAGCGAGATCATCGGCACGTCCACCGACCATGCTGGCCTGTCCGTGAGGTCCATCTCGAGGCACTCGGTCTCGACCGCGAGGGCCAAGCAGAAACACGTGTCCAGGGCGGCGGGCTGCGGCGGCGCGGGTGGAGCGCACGACGGGTCGGCACACCCGATGGTGGGGTCCTCGCACGCCGCCAGGCGGCACACCCCGTCGCACTGGTCAGGCGGGTTCTCCGTCGTCGGCCATGCCAGGTCGCAGGCCGCGTCATCGTTGACGACCGGCGCTGCGAGGGAGCCCCTGCACGTCTCGCGGGTTTCCACACACAGCACTTGTGGCGCCTGCCCGGTCACGCACCACACCACGCACTCGTTGTCGTCGGCGTTGCCCGGCAGAGGCACATCCAGGATCGGCGTGGGGTCCGTCCACGCCCACGGTGTCGCCGCCGTCAGGACGATCTCGACGGTGAGGACATCGGCGCCCGCGCTGCACTCCCCGGACGTACAGCCGTCGCCGTGCCGGGCGGTCACCGTTGGCCCCTGTGTCAGCGCGACCCGCCGGTAGGTGCGCAGCCTGTGCGCCCGGAACTCCTCCGGTGTCTCTTCCTCACCCGGACAGCACGAGAACAACTGGAGGCAGTCCCCGTCGCAGGTGCCGCCCGTGCAGCCGGTCATGGCCTCCGCGAGCCAGTGCAGCCCGTACTCCACGGCGCAGCACGTCGCCCCGAGCAGGATGCCGGTGATGGTGATGGTGCGCGGCATCGCCCTGGCTGGCCCGAGCGCGGCACCGCCCGTCACGGCGTTCGTGACGCTGCGCCGCATTGGGTAGTCGTCGAGTCCGTCAACGGACAGCACCAGGAAGCCGGTGAACTCGGCGCTCTCGGGGACGTCCGGGTCGTACCAGGGGGCGCCGTCGTCGGCCGGGTTGGTGTATGGCAGGTCGCCGACCATCTCCGCAGTGAACGTCGGGCACGCGCACGTACCGGCGTCGGCGAGCGGCGACCCGACGGACTGGAGATATGCCTCCAGCCGGGCAGAGTTCGCGAGCTCGACACCGCCGAGCGCGAGGTACCCGTCCATCGCCATATCAGATCACTCCCGCCGCGAGGGCCAGCCTGGACGCGACGCGGTGCGCAGTCGCCCGCGCGTCGCCCGCCTCGTAGATGTGGAATACCGCGCCCGGGCCGCCAGGCAGCGGCGGCGGCTTCTCCTTGCTGCGGCTGCTGTCGCGGCCGTTCATCGCGCCAAGCATGTCCATCAGCCCCGACTTCTCCGCAAGATGCTGCGCGCGGCGGGGCTTCGTCAGCGGGATGATCACCTCGGGCCCGGCTTCGCCGACGAGCCCGACGACAGGGCTGTTGACGATGCCGCCCTCCGCGAAGGGCAGCACCTTCCGCACCGCGCCCGGCAAGCCGCCCTTGATCTTCGACACGATCCGGCTCCCGATGTTGCCCAGCGAGGCAACGATCTTTCCAGGCAGCGACGAGAACAGGTCCACGATCGCCGAGATCAGTGAGGACACCGCCGAGCGGGCGGAGCCCGTCGCCGACCGGAACACCCCAGCAATCCGGTCCCCGAGGCCGGACAGCGCAGACACGATCCGGCCCGGCAGGGTGGAGAAGAACGTGGCGACCGACGAACCAAACGTGTGGGCAGCCGCGAGGCCGGAGGAGCCAGCAGACCGGAACAGAGAACTGACCCGTCCGGGCAGTGCGGCCAGCGCGGACCCGATCCGGCCGGGGAGCGCCGCGAAGAACGACACCGCCGACGAGACGAACAAGCTGATCGCCGACCGGGCAGCGGACACACCACGGGAGAAGGCGCCGCCGATCGCCGACCCAAGCGACGCGAGCGCGGCGACGATCTTCCCCGGTAGCACCGTGAACAGGGCGATGATCCCCGCCAGCGCGGTCAGCAGAGCGATACCCAGCAAGGCGACCGCGTTCACGAACAAGTCGACGAGCAGGCCGGGTAGCGCCACCAGCGCGGCGATGATGCGGCCGGGCAGCGCGGTGAAGAAGCCCACCACTGCGGTGAAAGCGCTTGTGATGCCCGTGACGATCGTGGTGACCAGCGTCGTGAACGTGGTCGTGATCAGCGACCCCAGCGCCGACAAGCCGGACACGATCAGTGTCGGCAGTTGCGTGATGAACGTGACGAGGTTCGACAGGCTGGAGATCAAGAACGTCAGGACGTTCACGACCCCGGTGATGATCGGAACGACGACGTTGATCGCGGCCCACGACAGGAACGCGGCAGCTACCTGGAGGACGGGGCCGAGGAGCCGCACAACGAGAACAACCAGCGGCGCCAGCGCCTCGACTAACTGCGCGACGGACGGCAGCAGCGGCACCAGCGCCAGCAGGATCGCGTTGAACGCCTCCACGATCGGTGGGAGCACCGGCAGCAGCGCGTTCGCCAACGCGGTGTACACCGGCACCAGCGCGCTCGCGATGCGAACCAGGACCCCGGCCAGGGTTTTAAGCACGGGGGCGAGGGACTGGAAGACCTGAGCGACGGCCTGCCCTGCACCGGCCGCGAGCGGCGCCATGGCCTGCACGAGCATCGAGAACGCCTGACCGATCTGCGGCAGGACCGGCAGCAGCGCCCCGACGAGCGCCTGAATGATCGGCTGGAACAGGCTGACGAGGTTCTGGAGAACCGGCGCGAGGGCCTGCCCGATGACGGCGACGATCTGCCCGACGAGCGGCAGCAGAGGCGCGAGCGCGGACACCGCGCCGCCGATCGCGGCGCCGAGCGGCGCAAGGGAGGGGCCGATGATGCCGAGCCCTTGGGCAAGGGCCTGGCCGACGGCCGCCAGCGACGGCGCGATGGCCGCCAGGGCGGGCCCGAGCGCGTTGATCAGTCCGGTCAGGGCGGGCCCGACTGCGGTGAAGATGGGGGCCAGGGCAGGGGCGATGGCGCCGAGCTGCGTCACCAGCGCGCTGAGGATCGGGCCGAGCTGCGCCGCGATCGTGCCGATGGTGCGGAAGATGTTCCCGATGGCCTCTTGGCCCTGGGCGGAGTTGACGAACTCTCGGAAGCTCGCGGTGATCGTCTGAATGTTGTTCAGCAGTCCGCCGCCCGCGCCGTCGGCGGCTCGGAACACCCCCGCGAGGATGCTGCCGACGTTCGAGGCGATGGCGCCGAGCTGCTGGAAGACGGCGACCGCGCCGCGCACCCAGGCTACGGCCTGCCCACCCTCGGCGATGCGGGTCAGGAACTCGCCGAACCGTACCGCGAGCCCGCCGACCGCCTGTCCGAGCTGCGTGCCGAATGCCTGCGAGACGGCGGCGGCGACGTCCAAGAAGCCCTGGGCGAGCGGCCGTGTTCCCTGGGCGAGGGCGTCGACGGCGGACTTCGTGCCCGCGATCACGGTCTGGATCTGGGAGAACGCGGCCTGCGTCGACAGGAACCGCAGGCCCGCCGCTGCGGCACGGCCGAATCCGGCGGCGACATCCTCCAGGCCCTTGCTGAGGGGCAGCAGGTTCTTGATCGCTCCGCTGACCTGCGACGCGAACTCCTCGAAGAACGCCTGCTGGACAGCCTGTTGAACCTCTTTGAGCTGCGGCGCCAGCTCCTTGACCGCCCCGACGGCTGTCCTCGCGGCCGGGGCCAGGCCCTCGATCGCCTCCGCGTACTTCGCGGCGTCCCCGGAGAACGCCGCCACCAGCGCGTCGCCGACACCAACGACCGCCAGGCGCAGGGCGCCGAGCGCGATCTGCGCCCCGGCGATAGCCGCAGGGAACGCAGCGACGATCCCAGCCGCGGGGGCGAGCGCGGCGACCAGCGCCCCGATGGAGGAAGCCGCCCCGGCGGCGGCGATACCGACGGCTCCGAAGGCGAGGAGGCCGCTCAGCGCGCCGCCGACCCGGCCGGCGATACCGCCGAGCCTGCCCAGCGACCGGGACAACCGGTCGGTGTCGACGTTCGCGTTGACCGTGACGTCGGGCGGCCGGTGCTCCCGGATACGGGCGTCGAAGCCGTCCAGGTTCGGCACGACCCGTACGGGGATCGGGACGCCGGCCAGGACGGCGCGGACCCGCGCGACGAACCCCGTCAGGTCGGGGACGACGGGGACGTTGATGCTGCCCAGGCTGCGGAGCCCGGTCAGCAGCGCCGAGTCGAACCGGCGCAGGTCCGGCTCTACTTGGACCGTGACGGCAGCGGCGTTCAGGCCGCGCTGGATGTTCCGCCGGATCTGGGCACCGATGTTGCGTGTGCCCCGGTCCAGGCTGTTCTGGATGCGGTTGGCGACCTGTCGCGAATCCGACGTCGTGTCGCCGTCGTCGAGGACGATTGTGATCCGTGCTGACCCGTAGTCGACGTCCTCGCCAGCCACCGGGCAACCTCCGCAATTGCGTGTGGTTGCCCGGCCCAAAACCAGCGGCGACGCCTCCGGTCCCCGTGCCCAGGGTCCGGAGGCGTGACCCCAGGTTAGCCGCTACCTGCTACCGGTCATCCGAGCGTCCTCGGCCGCGAGTTGGGCGGCGAGAGCCTGCGCCCCAGCCCGGTCCAGCGCCGTGCCTGGCGGGCGCCCCCGGCGACGGCCTCGGCCGCGTTCGGACGCGGGCGGGGCGTAGAGCTTCGCCCGGTTTCGCTGCCGCTCGGCGTCGTCTTCCGCTGAGGCGTCCATCGCGGCCTCTGCGGCGTTGAGCATCGTCCTCAGCGTCCACGTGTGCGGGTCGACCCCTTGGAGGACGAGACCGCCCTCCCACGAGTCCCAGGAGGCGGCGACGCTGCCGCAGAGCCTCCAGACAGCCCAGTAGGGCGCTGGCCGCCCCCATACAGCTCGACAGCCCACTCCAGCAGCTCGACCAACACCCGGTCCGGGAGTCGCATCCCCGAGTCGCGCACCGTGGAACCCTTGCTTTCGGCGGCGTGCGCGTCGGCCTCTTCGCGGGTGCCGAACGACTCGACCGCCTTGCCGCCCTTGACGACCTCCCAGCGAGCGAACACCTGCGCCGACTCCGGGAGCATCAGCTTCGCGAGGAACACACGGAGGGACTGCACGATCGCCCGCAGCTTATCCGGGGCGATTCCGGACAAGTTGTTGATGTCGACGCCGAGCTGCTTCTGCGTCTGCTGCAAGTCCTCGTACGCGTCGAGGAACTGGTCGCCCATCACCTCGGGCTGGAACAGCAGCTCCACGTCGCCGATCTCGGCGACGTGCGGCTCGGTGTTGATCGTGAACTGGCGGCGCTGGCTCATCGGGTCGCTCCCGCAGTGTGCTCGTGACGGCGCCCGGCCCACAACCAGCGGCGCGGACCGAAGGGTACGCGGTCGGCAAGAACCTGCCTGGGCGTCAGCTACACGCCCTACCGTGAACGAGCAGGGGAGGAACCGGTATGGGGAAAGCTCAGCAGGCATGGGGCGGGCTGAATGCTCGTCAGCGCATCTACATGGAGGTCATGTACGGCGAGGACCAAGGACTGGAGGAGGAGCAGCGGCAGCTCGGCACTCAAGGGCGGTTCACCAAGGCCCCCGCGCAGGTGTGGCGGCGGATCTTCCTCTCCGGGCGGGATGCGCCCACCCCGAGAGCGTTGCGGGCGCGCGGGTTGTGGGAGTCGGGCGCCGGGTCAACCCTGGCCGCGCTCGCCGACCGGGGGCTGATCGAGCTGGGCACCACCGACACCGGCGCCCCGTACGCGCTTCTCACCCGGGCCGGCCGCGCCGCCACGCGTGCCGGGCTGGGTATCGCTCCGATGCCCAGCAAAGCTCCGTGGGAGCTGTCCGAGTGGCTCTGGCGCGAGATGGCCAAGGTCGCCAGGGCCGGGGAGGACGGCCTGCCGCCCGAGGAGCTGTTCGGGTCCGCGCACCTGTACCTCGTCACCGGATACGACAGACACCGGGGGAACCGGCCCTACTTGGACGTCCACGAGGAGAGCGTCACATACACGCCCCGGGACTTTAGCGGCAACCTTCGCGCCGGCCACCAGGCGAGCCGCACCGTGCGCCGCTACCGGTTTACCGAAGCGGGGCGGGCGCACTACGTCGACCACGTCGAGGACTACCGCAAGTTCTACCCCGAGATCGAGGCACCCGACCTGGCCGTGGTCCCCCGCAGCTAGCGGCCGTGGTGAGTTTCGCGAATCGGCCACGGCGACCGCGCTCCGCAAGGAAACTTCCCTGGTCAAGAACTTGTCGGTAGATCAGGAGATTGCGGTGCATTCAGTCCTGCGAGTCGTCACGTTCAACACGCTCTTCGGTGGTCATTCCGACTCTGGTCTTGGGCTAGCCGAACGGTGGGACGGTCAAGTCGAGTTCCTGCGGTCACTGCGGGCGGACGTGCTGGCTCTCCAGGAGTGCAACTTCTGGGACCTGCTGGGCCGAAGGCGCCTGCATCGGATGGTGACCGCGCTGGGCATGGCTCAGGGCTTCCTCGCAGAGGCCAACGTGACGACGGCCGGACATCGCTTTCACTCCGCGATCCTGCTCAGCGAACGGGTTGCGGTAGACGCCGAGGACGCGGACCGTACGCGTTACCACCACGTCATGGGTTGGGCGAACCTCACGGTGCCCGGCATGGAGGGCCTGGTCGAGCTACGTAATCTCCACCTGGACCCCTTCGACCCACGCAACCGAGCGCGCGAGGTAGCCCCGTTGGGGATCTTGGCCGCTCCTGGGCGACGGTCCTTGGTCGTCGGCGACTTCAACACCGTCGGGCTCGGTTTCGCGGAGCCTGACTGGTCAACGCTCCCGCCGCATCTCCGCAACGGGCACCTGCACTTGCCTGGTCAGGCAGAGAGCTCCGATCGCGATGCGCTTGAGCTGTTGGCCCGCGCCGGCTTCGTGGACACTTCGAGCCGCTTCGGGCAGGAAACGGCGGCGACGGCCGCGTTCGGCGATGGTGACGTGCCTCGGCGCCAGGACCTCATCCTGGCGAGCCCCGCTATGGCCGCGGGTCTCGTGCGCTACCAGGTGCACATGGAACCGGTAGATATGGGGCTGTCGGACCACGCTGCCGTGAGCGCGGACTTCGACCTCGGTGTGCTGGCGCAGGGGGCGTGACGGGTCTGGTCAAGTGCGGCTGTTGGCGCTGATGTGGTGGTGGGCGAGCGAGTGTGCCGCCCACCGCGCCGACTCCTCCATCATCGTGCCGCCAGGCCAGTTGTCGGCGGAACTCAGTTCCACGCCGGTCGCGGTGTAGGCGAGAGGCGGGTGGCGGGTGGTGAGTTGGCGGAAGAGGGCGCTGAGGGGGGAGTCGTCCTCGAGGTCGTGTCCGTGCTGGGTCAAGCCGTCGCGGACGGTGTGCTCAAGCGAGGCGTCGGTCGCGTCACCGGGGCTTGGGGTGAGCGCGACGACAAGCTCGTCGACCGATACCTCCTCGGGATCCTGGTCGAGGGGGCGTGCGTACAGCAGGAGTGCCACGGTCGGCAGGGCGTGGGTGAAGGGGCCGGCGCTGTAGTGCTTGGGCCACGTCGGCTCAAGGAGGGTGGCCGAGGCGCGAAGGGCATGGTGCCACCGCACAGTTGCCTGTTCGCCTGTCGACAATGCGAAGGCCATCCGGCCCGCCGCCCACCACAGATTCCGCATGTCCGCCATGGCCGTCAACCTATGGTCTCGAAGGCTCCTTTGTCTCCCCGCATCCCCCTGTGGCCCGGGTAGTTGGGGTAGGGCGCCAAGGCGCCCTACCTGAGGGCCCCGGCTCTGGCATCTTGCCTCTCGGCGTGGATCGGGCATGACAAGCTCGTACGAAGCGACACCGATGATGAGGGGGACATGTGAGCACCGTTGTCGATCGGCTCCGTACGTGGCAGGCGGCTGGCGGACCGGATCTGTGGCAGCGCTCCTGGGACCGAGCAATCAGCGTGGTGGAGGGTCCACTCGCCGGGTACGAGATCCGGCTCGACGGAGTTGTCATCGCTGAAGGAGCTGCCGGTCTCGCTACCGCGCTGTACATTCTGTCGGCAGAGCACGGCATCGACCCGGATCAAGTCGTCGACGAGCAGGTCCGCGAGCTGTACGACGGCGAGATGGCCGGAGAGGAGCGCCAGGCTCTTTGGGAGCGGCGTCTTGCTGCGCTCGGCCATGACCTGACGGACACGTGCGACCCCGTGGTTCAGGTATGGACGATCATCACCCACACCTACACCACCCCGGGCGCCGCGTGGGATGACGCGTTCGATGCGTCCATGACGCGCTGGGGCCGCGGCTACACCGACGGAATGACGCGACTGCGTACGCGCTTCGGCATCAGCCTCTGACTCGGGGGAGCTTGAGGTGCAGCCGTTCAAGTTCCAGCATGGGACGGACGCTTGGAAGGCCGACAGCGTCCTGCATGTCTACGGGATCGTCGATCTCGTCGACCCTCGCCACGAGCCTTTGATCACCCTCTTGACCAAGGCGACCGAGGTCCTGCTCGACGCGGGTTTCCCGGTATGCCCGGTGGAGCCGCAGTGGCTCCACATCACGCTCGATCAACTGTCAGGCCGCCCCGCATCGGCCGTGCCCCAAGAGGAACGAGAGGCCTTGGTCGAAGCCCTGAACCGGCGCCTGTCCGACGTCGCGCCGCTCGACGTCGTCGTGGGGTCCATGCTGGCGTACCACTCCGGCGTGATCGGGGACTTGCATCCCGATGAGGAGATCGCTGCTCTGCACACCGCAGTGCGCAGCACTATCCGGAGCGTCTGCGGGGAAGCCGCCACCCGATACCTCTGGGGAGTGCAACACCTGACGGCGGCCTACGCCTACGACCACGCCGACTCCGACGCGGCTCAGCGTCTGCTGCGACGCGTCCGGCCGAGCCACGCTCACCTGCACATCTCCGCTGTCCACCTGGTGGACGTCACCGCGACGACCACCGAGCAGTCGAAAACCATTACCTGGGAACACCTAGCTGAGATCCCGCTCGGTGGATAAAGCCCAGCACACCTAGCGGCCTGCGCGTAGCGCCCGTCCCAGGAAGTCGTTCGGGCGGGTGCCGGGGTGGTGCACGACGGCAGCGAAGACCGTGCGCCCGCCTGCGTCGAACCGCAGCGCCTTCGCACGCCGAGGCCGGATGATGTGCGGCCGGGTGCCGTACAGCACGAACAGCGTCGCGGGGTGGTCGCAGACGATGACGCCTTCCAGGCCCCGGGCGCCGGGCTGCACCTTCCAGTCGATGTAGGAACCCATCCGGCCGGGGGCCTCGCGGCGGGCGATGTCGGCGACACGGCGGGTCCGGCGCGCGAGGATGCGTTCGGCGATGCCTCCCCGGGCGTTCAGGGCTCGGGCGAGGCGGCCCTGCTCGATGCGCATCTCGACGGTCACACCGACTCCTCACCGGGGCAGGGCGCGCAGCCGGGCAGCGCGACCAGGACGCGCTGCTCGATGCCGACGCATCCGCCCTGCGGGCCGATCGTCTTCTGCTGGCTCATGACGAATTTCCGGCCCCGGCGCCGGCCGGGCTGGGTGCCGCGCAGGCAGCAGTACAGCCCGTTGTAGACGGTGACCGCGTCGACGTGCAGGACCCGCGCCGCCTGGTCCAGCTCGTCGCACGAGGGCGGGCATCCCTGCTCGTCCGGGGTCGGGGCGCAGCGCAGCAGCGTCACCGCCAGCTCGGCCGCGGTGGTCGTCGGCAGCGGGCAGTTCCGCATGCCCATCACGGTGCGGTCCTCGTTCGGGAACGGGTTCGTGGGGAACAGGCGGATCAGGTTCACAGAGAGCTGGCCGCCGTCGCCCTTGCCGTCGCACGGGTCGTCGCACGAGTCCCACGCCACGAGCCCGGGGACGACGCACGCGCGGCACGGGCATCCGGGCTGCCCGTCGACCTGCTGCGCGGTGTCTTGCAGCGCGGCGCAGATGCAGCCGAGGATCGTCTCGGTCAGGTCGTGCACGTCCAGCGGGTTCAGCGGCATCAGCGGGGCCTCCTCGTCACGGCCAGGTCGTCACGCGAGGGCGCCGAAAGTCCGGCGAGTACACGCGACTTGCGGAGGCGAGCCGGCCGGGGTTCACGGCTGCGAGCCACGCGTCGGCCATGGGCAGCCCGGTGCGGCCCTCGCTGTAGATGACCGTCGGGTCGGCGAACTCCATCTCGAAGCCCTGCCGGTTCAGGCGGGAGACGTTCTTGTTGCCCTTGCAGCCACAGGAGCCGCCGCCGCAGCCCTTGATGTAGTGGCACGTCAGCTCGGAGACGGCGGCGATGGCGGCCTCGTCGAGCGGCAGCCCGGTCCGGTACGTCACCGTGAACGTCCCCGGGGTGCTGGGCGGCGCGGCCATGTCCTGGCAAGAGGGCCAGCACTCGCCGTCGGTGCGTACGAGCATCCCCGGCGCGTCCACTCGGTAGCCGCCGATCACGTCGTTGTCGGGGTCGGGCCGGGCCAGTACCTCGCCGTCGATGTCGACGCTGACGATGTCGTAGACGGGGCCGGGCAGGTACACCTCGCACAGTTCCCCGCACGAGCAGCCCGACGAGCAGCCGCACACGGACGCGTTGCGCCATTGCCCGTCGACGCCTTTGTACGGCACCCACGGCCCGTACGAGTTCCAGCGAATGCCGAAGGCGTAGTCGTCCAGGCATGACCGGCGGCACGGTCGCACCGAGACGGGGCAGGAAGGTCCCCAGCGCATGCCGGACAGGCGCCACAGCATGATGGTGGCGACTTTCGTCCACCGTTCGATCACTTCTGTCTGGGTGTCGTCGGGCAGGTCGCAGCACGACAGGTCGACCGGCCAGGGGTCACACGGCGCAGTGGAGAGCATCAGCGGCCTCCGGCTTCGTACCGGCAGGCCCGGGGGAACGAGCGGCGGATGTGGGCGCCGACGTAGCCGTGCGCAAAGGTGTCGGGCATGGTCGACAGGAACGCCGACTCTTGGTCGAAGCGGGGGCTGCGGTTGAGCATCTTCACGTCGCGGATCTCGTCCCCGCCGAGCCCGGCGAGGTTGCCGTACAGGGTCCGCTTGTGCACGACGGTCAAGTGCCGACCGACGTCGAGGGCCTTGAGCATCTGGTCCTTCGCGACCGGCAGCGGCACATGCAGCTCGTACGACATCGGGTTCTCGTGCCCCAGGGAGACCAGCAGGTCGCGGGTCTCCCGTAGTCCGGCCAAGTACCGGCCCGATGCGCGGCTCGCGTAGTACGCCTCCACGCGGGATACCGGCCCTCGGTGCAGCACTGGCATCCCGTCAGGCTGCGGCGTCATGACGAAGAAGTCGTCGTTGCACAGTAGGAACACATCGGAGACGTCACCCGACGAGCAGGCGGCGCGCACCGCCGCCGTGGTGTTCTGGTACTTCGTGCCGTTCTGCCGGGTCGGGATGTGCTTCACCCCGCGAACCCACGTCGGCTTGTGGCCGACGATCCACACGTGCCGATGCGGGAGATTTGCCGCCCAGGATCGCAGCGCGAACCGCAACTGCTCGTTGGTGGCGCCGACCCGCACCGGCACGACGATGTCGACCTCGGGTGTGGTCATGGCCGGCTCAGGACGGAGAGGCGTCGCACAGGACCGGCGTGTACTCGCACACCGGCTCAGGCGGGGCCACGGTCGTTACGAATGTCCGCCGGTGGCACGCCCCTCCGAGTGGCGTGAGCAGCGGCCCGGGCGTGCCGGCCGCGTCGATCGGCATGATGTCGTACGGGCCAGTTCCCCAGCCGCCCCCGGCCCGCGTGGCACCGTTCAGGACGAGGGACACGGCCTCGTTGCCAACCTCCAGGTCTCCGAGCTGACCGTTGGTTACCCACGGCATCAGGAAGTAGATCCAGGCGCCGTCACCGGCCGCGTCCGGATCGCACACATCCTCGCCGAGGACTTCGGCCCACAGCTCCAGCGCGAAGCCCGAGTTGCACTGGACCGAGCAGTCGTCGTAGCCGATCGGCTTCCCGTCGTAGCCGTACACCACGGGGTTGCCCGTCGTGATCTCCACGAACTCGGGGCTGACGGAGAAGAAGTTCAGCTCGATGTCGTAGCCGTTGAACGTGGGGCAGCCGCGCTTGAATCCGCACTGGCGGCCGTTCGCCGCGGTGTACGCGACGTCTTCGCCTTCCTCGACGTTCGCGTTCATCGAGAGGGTGGCGAAGCAGTCGAAGGTGAAGCCGTTGTCTTCGCCGCAGACGGGTCGACCGCATCGGTCCACGCGGGTCACACGGATCACGTCCGCGTTAGCGATCAAGGGGCAGGGCATCCCGGGCCTCCAACACACGTGTCGGCCCGGCCCACAACCAGCGGCTACACCAGAAGTGTATCCGCGCGCACTCCGCATCGGACGACGCCGGAAGGACGGGGTTACCGACCGGTTCGCCTCGGACCGGGCAGCGTTGTGGTCGAGGACGTCAACGGGCGCAGGTGGTGCTCAAAATGTCGCGCACGGCGTCCATCCAGACAGCCATTTCTGTACGGGACTCCGCGGCAAGGGCCCTGCTCCGGGCGCGCGCTGCGGCGCTAGCCTGCGCGCGCTGGCTGCCGTCCGGATATAGCTCGCGGATTGCGTCCGCCCACAGGGCCGTGTCGGCACGGTCGATGAACCGCGCCGCGTCCCCGAGGGCTTCACGGAGCCCGGGGGTGGGGTGGGCGATGACGGGGATTCCGGACGCAAGGGCCTCCACTGCGGCCATGCCGAAACTCTCGTAGATGCTCGGCACGAGCAGGACGCGGGTGCGGGCCCAGACGTCGCGCCGCATGTCGGACGTCTGCGGGATGATCCGCGTGTTTCTCCGTACGGGGCGGAGGACTTGCGGACCGTGGGCGCCGGTCACTCCCAGAAACGGCAGATGAGGCAGCGCCCGGGCGGCGGCACGCCAGGTGTCCACGCCCTTGTCCCTGTTCAGGTTGACGAGCGCCACATGATCACCGGCCCGGTGCGTGCGGTGCTCTGCGGGCACAACAGGGGGGTGTACGACGAGAGAGCGCACGCGGTCGATCTGCGGGTACCGGGCAGTGAGGGACGCCTGCACCCAATGCGTGTTGTAGACGCACAAGTCAGGGCCAGCCAGCAGGGGTTCAGCGACCAGGTCGAAGTCGCTGTGGGCGAGGAGCACTGACCGGGAGCCGATGTCGCGGGCCAGGTGGACCGCGCGGGTCGCGTAGTCGTGGTGGGAGACGACCAGGTGCGGGCGAGCCGAGCGGATGAACGCTTCAGCGGTCTGCGCACCGACGCTGGCGTACGGCACCCCATCCGTGTGCCACGAGGGGGGCGCCTCGGGCATCGCCGAGCACAGCACCCGTACGGGCACACCGGCGTCGTGGAGTGTCCGCATCATCGTGTGCAGCATCGTCTCCGATCCGGCCCGCCGGTACGGCACGCCGAAGTGCACCCACGCCACAACGTCCGGCTGTCTGGGCGTCGTACTCGCGGGTGCCGGACGTGCGGGTGCCGCCGTGGAGTGCCGGACCGCTGTTGTGGACCGCTTCGCGGGCTGCTGGAGGAGACGGCGGCAGGCCCGTTCGAACGCGGCCAGGCGGGCGGCTGGGTCGAGGTCGTTGGTGTGTTCGCGGGCGCGCGCTGCGGCGGCGGTGTAGGCGTCGGGCGCGTCGAGACGCTGGATCTCCTCCGCCCAGCGGCTGGTGTCGTCGCGGTCGACGTAGGTGGCCGCGGTGCCGAGCGCTTCGCGGATACCGGGGAGGGGCGCAGCGATGACCGGGATGCCCGACAGCATTGCTTCGACGCCGACTCGGCCCCATGACTCTGTCTGCGACGGCATCAGCAGCAGCCGCGTTCGGGCGTAGAGCGAGCGGGGGTCCGTACGGTCGATGACGTTGACGTTGTCCGGGAGCAGTACTCCCTCGTGCCAGGGGGTGCGCACGGCGAGGAACTGCCGGTCGGGCATCCGCTCGGCGACCGCAGCGACGACGTCGGCACCCTTCGCCGCGGTTGTGCCGTTGACCGTGATGAGGCGGCCGGGCTGGGTGCGGTACCGGGCCGGAGTGATCGGAGGCGGCAGTACGAGCGGCCGGACACCGATGTCGGGGTAGTGGTCGCGGCAGGCTTGTGAGGGGAACCAGGCCGTCGACGGCCTGCCGAGGTCGCGGTCGTCCGACAGGCCGTGCACCATCAGCAGGTGCGGTACGCCCGGCGTTTGGGCGACGATCCGTGCGCCCCTTCGGTCCCCGTGGTGGGAGATAAGCACCTGCGGGGCTGATACTCGTGCGGCATGCCGCCACCGCCGCAGAGGCCATACCCGTACTCCGGCCTCGGTGTAAGGCTCCCAGTTGTCCTTCGACGTGGTCACCACGTCCACGATGTGACCGGCGGCGGCGAGTCCGAGTGCGTACTCGCGGGTGGTGATGAACGCGCCTGCGGCCGGTAGCGGGCTCCAGGAGGGCAGGAGTACCAGCACCCGCATGCGGTGGGTTCGGCGCCGCAGAGTCTGACGGTCGTTCATCACCTGTCCATTGGGGGGTGTACGGGGCCGTCTGCGGCCCGGCCCTCGGAAACCAGGCCGCAGACGGGGACAAGGGGCCGCTACGTCGTCGTGCTGTGGGTTGACGTCTGGGGCGGCGTACAGGATGCCGATCGCGCGACCGGAGCTACACGGGGTGGTGGTCAGCCCTCCGAGTGCTTCTGTCGATGGTGGGTGTTACGGCCCCGCTTGGTGGCGAACCGGCGGCTGCATCGGTCGCAGGGAAAGCCGCTGCCCTGGGTGGGTAGAGGTGCCGGCCTTGGGCTGGGCAGAGCGGCGATAACGTCGGACGGCGGCTCGGTGGGCAGCGGCGCCGGGGCAGCGCATCCGGCGGGTGCAGCGATGACGTGGGGTGGCTCCGGTTCGGCCGTGTGCTGTTCGGCTGCGTGCTCGGCCAGGCCCTCGGCGGTGGCCACGCCGAGCAGGTCGGAGGGCGGTGGAGCACCGGCGGCGTCGTCCTCGCTCACTGGCCTGTATCGGTAGCCGTCGACCTCGGCGCCGATGAGTACGGATTCGGGCATGTCGGGGAACAGGCGGGCGGGGACCGCGAAGGTGTTGGGCCCGGCCGTGCGGACCTTCGGGCTCTGGGCGACCGCCCACGCCGCGAGCGGCTGCCGCTGCTCGGGCGCAGGGCGCACGTGAATCATCTCGGCAAGCTCTCCTCAGCGGATCTGGACGTTGACCGCGCACACGGTGCACGTCGTACCGACGACGAAGGTGCGCTCGATCAGCACGCGGCGGTCGTTCGTGCGGATGTTCACGGACGGGCCGGGCCGGTCGGGGGTAGTCACGGACGGGCCGCGGCGGATGACGAGCGGGCCGGTGATGTAGAGCCAAGCCGTACCTGGGTCGGCGGGGGTTCCGCCGGGCCCGGTGTTCTCCGCCGAGTAACCGGCGCCGATCACCACGCAGTTGCCAGCCAGCGTGCTCAGTGCGCCCGTCGCCGGGTTCTCAAGCGCGAGGTCGCAACAGCCGAGCAAGGCGGCGGCCGAGGCCGGGATGTGGATGACGCCGACACCGCCGTACGACTCCGCGAGGCAGCCCTCCAGCGCGGCGACGCCCTGAGAGACGGTCAGCGGCCCGCCGTCGGGTGTGAGGTCGATGGCGTAGCGGGTCAGCTTCCTCCGCCAGAACGCGGCCTCAAGCGCCTTCTGTTCACCGAGGGCAAGAGTCGCTTCGGCGTGTTCGCGGGCCTCTTCGTACGACCAGCCGATCGTCGAGCACTCGGCACCCGCGTACAGCGTGATCGGCTCGGCGTACTCGGTCTCGGGGCGGCAGAACTGCTTGGAGCCCGGAGACTCGTCCCCCGGCGATTCATCGCCTGGTGACTCGTCTCCTGGCGACTCGTCCAGGCACGGGTCCGTCCAGGACCGGACGGGGCAGCAGCCGAGCGCCAGCCACTCGACCCCGAGCAGCTCGTGCTCGTCAGCGACGTCACGCACGTCCGTACACGGGGTGGTGAGGATGCCGTGTGGCAAGGGCGTCCCGTCGATCGCTTCGACCTGCTTCCGCAGTCCTGCGGCCACGTGCTCAGCTCCTTCGGTATGGGGCGGTGGGCCGGCGCCACCCGAAGCACCGGCCCACCGCGGTCTGGGTGCTGGACGTCAGGAGGCGTCGCAGACCATGAGCGACTGTGCTCCGGTCTCACCGGTCGGGCAGACGGGCACGGTGACGGCGCGGGTGTCCACTGAGCGATCCACGAGGGCGACGCATTCCTCTGCGAAAAGTGCGGTGTAGTCGTTCGTGGAGAACTTCGTGCTGTCGTGGACGACGCCGAGGTTGACCTCTTCGCCACGGCCGATCTGGAGCTGACCGGAGGGGTACATGAGGAACGTGACCTCGTCCGGCCATTCCACAGCGGCGGCCGGCCCGCCGATGTCGGCGGGGACGGCCGGGGTGAGGCCGCGGGCCCACTGCACCATCACGCCGAGCGGCGTGAACATGTCCTGCACCATCTGCGGATCGACCTGATCGGTCGTCACGCCGTTGCGGCGTGCGAGGTCGGCCAGGAAGAGGTTCCGGGACCACCACGGGAACACGACCTCGATGGCCGTGCTCTCGCACAGGCTGTGACGCTCGATCATGTCGGCGGCCTGGAGGGCGACCGCTGCGTACACGGCGGACAGGGCGCCCATCGTCGGCGGGAGGGCGACGGGCGTTGCGCCGGCGAGCGCCTGCTGGAACAGGGCCTGCCTGATCCTGATCTCGTGCGCGACCATGGTGTTCCTGAGGTACCAGGCGACCAGCTCCGGGAAGTGGCGCTGCGTCAGGATGCCCGCCTCAAGGCACACGCCGACGGCGTCACATCGGACCTCGACCGGGTCCGGGCAAGGGATCTTGAAGCAGGGCTTCGTCGCGCCGGAGATGTCGTCGGCTTCAGTGTGGATCCACGTCATCGAGGCGACGTCGAGGCTCGGGGTCTTGTAGTAGCGCAGTCCACCACGGGCGAGCTGGATCTCGGGGGCGTCCCACAGCATGTCAGGGCACGCCACATCGAGCAGGTCGTAAACCGTCTCGGAGGGCGCGCACCAGCCGCCGGACGCGATGAGGTCCTGCTGCGGCAGTCGCCGCTGGTTCGCCGCCTGGATGGCCACGGTGGTGCCCTCCGGCGCGCTGCTGGAGTCCGTGACGATCAAGTCGTGGGTGTACGGGTGCCGGTAGGAGATGACCTGCCCGACGCCTCCACCGGCGGTCTTGAGCGCGTTGGCGCGAGAGATGATCCCGGCGGTGATGTCGCCGAAGTCGAGCGCGGCGCCCGGAGTGTAGCCGGGCACGTCGACCGCCGCGGTGATGCTGGTGGTCGGCGCGGGGGGTTCGGGCAGTACGCGCGGCTGGCGGCGCCGCACACCGGACAGGTTCAGGGCCGGCCGCTGCGCGATGGCGGCGCTGACCGTCTTCACCTGCTCCGGCTCGGGCTCCGGCTCGGCCGCCGCGGTGGCGGTGTCGTCGGCGGGCTCCTCGTCGGCGGGCTCCTCGGGCTGAGCATCGCCGCCCCTCACCTGCGCGGCGAGCGAGTCGATCTCCGCAGCGGCCTTCTCGGCCGCCTTTCGGCGTGCGGCCTGCTCGGTGCGGATACCGTCGACCGTCGTGGCGAGGGACCGAAGGGACTCAAGGTCCTTGGTCGTGACGCTGGTGGACTGCGACTTGGCGTCGAACGCTGCCACGGCGCCCTCAAGCGCTTCGTTCAGCTCGTCGTCCGACAGTGCGGTGACGTCTTCGGGGATCTCGAACTCAGCCATGAAAGCCGGGCCTCCGGTGTCGCTTCGTGGAGTGCCCGGCCCAGAACCAGCGGCTTTGCGGGGCGGCCCGGCAATGGCCGGACGGCCGCCCCGCATCAGTTTAGCCCGAACCGTTCACGCTGCTCGGGCATGTGTCAAGCCGCGCTGTCAGGCGCGGTTGACGGTCTTCGTCGTCGTGCTCGTCGTCCTGGCGGTGGTGTTCGCCGAGGCGCTGGTGGTGCTGTCGCCCGGCTTGGCCTTCGGCCTCACGGACGAGCCTTTGTAGCGCTTCGATACTGCGTTCGCGGTCGGCTGTGACCCGGAAGTGAACACGACCTTCCCGGCCTCGGTGACAACCTCGAACTGTTCGCGCTTCCCCTTGCAGGCACAGGGCATCAGACGGCTCCTTCCTTCTCGACGTGCCCGGCGGCGATCTCCTCGCGGGCCGGGGCGATAACAGATGCGGCGAGCCGGGCCGCCTCGTCGCGGGCGGCTTCCTCGCGCTGCTCCTGGCGGCGGTCCATCGCGGTCAGGAGCGCGTCGACGAACGGGACGCTGGACAGCAGTGACCTGGCGACCTGGTCAACGTCGCCGCTCGCCGCCGGGCGGTGCCCGGACATGTCCGGGCCGGTGTCCGGACGCTGCCCGGCGATGCCAGGAGTCGTGCGTGCGGACATGTCCGGAACGGTGTCCGAGGTGTCCAGGACAGCGGCGGCGGCCGACGCCGCGAGGGCAAGGTTCGAGCGCTCGGCGACCGCGGTTGCGAGCAGTGGCGAGGAGTGGCCGGGGACGGGCACGGACAGCACGGCACGGAGCTGCCACCGGCCGCCGCGCTGCTTCATGTGGTAGCTCGGCTGGCACGCCGCAAACACGTTCCGATCCCACTCGGACAGCCAGGGGGCGGCGGCGCCGCTGAACCACATGCCCCTGCTGTTCATGCCGACCGTGATGATCGCGGCGACGGTTCGGGTGTCGTCGAACTGGCAGGCAGCCGACTCGCATTCGGCCCCGTCCCTGTGATGCGGAGCGTTCATGGTGAACGCCCCGGCCTTGACCATCCTGCCGTTGTCGAGCTTGAACCTGGCCCGCAGGAAATGCGTCGTGTCGATGCGTCCCAGAGACTCGATCGTCAGGTTCTTCCCGGGGTACCCGGCGTGCGGCTCACCGGCCTGCGCGACCCAGCCGTAGACCCGCCCGTTCGCGTAGTGCACCCCACCCGAACCAGGGGGCAGTTCCTCGGCGGTGGGCTCACGGAACCAGGCGGCGGGCATCGGATCGGCCTCACGCATCGCGGACCAGGCCGACGCCTCCAGCTCGCTAATCGACGCCATCGCCTCGTCGCCGTTGTCGCCGTTGCCGTCGCCGTCGTCACCGATCCACGGCGGCACGATCGACGGGTCGTCGTACGCCTTCGCGATCCGCTCGTACAGCGTCTCGACTCGGCCGCGTACGGCCTCGCGGTCGTCCTCAGGCAGGTCAACACCGCCCCGGCCGCCCTGGAGCACAGCAGCGATCGCGTACACCCCTGCCGGGATGACCTCCAGGTGGTCGTCGACGACATCGGCGAACGGCAGCTTGTACGCGGCTGCCGTCGCCGGGTCGGCGTCGTCGTCGCGGTACAGGAACCCCGAGGCGAGCTTGTCGGCGTCGACCTCGTCTCCGTCGGTCGCCCACGCCAGGATCGCCTTCTGCGCGGCGGGGCCGTCCCACTTCCGGTCAGGGTCGGCGTGCACCGGCAGTTCGAGGTCACCGGACACCGACGCGGCCAGCTCGGCGCCCTCGTTGGCGGGGCCGATATACAGGCCGCGCGCCAGACGCACGAGCCGCCCCGCCTTCACCGCCCGCGCGAGGTGCCCGCGCGCGGTCTCCATGCGGATACCGAGTGCCTTAGCGACCTCGCGCGCACCGACCGGCACAGGGGCTGCCTTCACGTAGTTCACGATCCGCAGGTGCGCCGCAGACGGCCCGGACCCGGCGGCCAGCGCGTACTCGCCGTCGTCGGCCGGTGCTTCGGCCGGTAGGTCGTCGAGGACGATGCGAGCCTGGGCGTACGCGGGCATCGCGACGAGGGTCGCGCCACGCAGCCGCGCCCGGGTCACCCGCAGCAGCAGATCTCCGCTGTGCTCGGAGTGCAGGACAACCCCGTCCGGGCTGTCCGGGTCACCAGCCCCGGCGGTGAGGATGCCTGCCGGGCCGAGCGCAGCCCGTACTGCGGCCGCCGGTACCCGACCGTTGCGGCCAGTGATCAGCTGCGTGCCAGTCGCAGTGCGGGAGAGCGCGGCACCGGAGGCGGTCCACTGGGCGGTCGCCGTCGCGGTGATCGACCACGACCCGTCGTCGAGGCGGAGGAACGACGCGGACGGCAGCGACGCGGCGAACAGCACGACCTCGTCGTCTGGCTCGTCGACTCGTTCACTGCTGTTGTCGACGAACTCCACCGAGACATCGTCGAGGTCGACCGAGACGCCCAGTGGTGCCTTCTCTTCGAGCAACATCAGGGCGTCGGCACCGGCCGGTCGCCCCGGGTAGATGACGCCGGTTCCGGTGATGCGGTCGCCGTCTCGGCCGATGGTCTGGATGGACCCGGCCAGCTCGGCGCCTTCGTGGCCCATCAGCATCTCGTCGGCGTGCTGGAGCGGCCACGGCCCCGCGCCGTCCCAGTACAGGCTGTTGGGACGGAACACGCGGCCGTCGCCGGTCTGCTGGTTTTCGAAGGCGAGGGCGGTGTCATCGGGTGTGGACCAGGGGCGCGCCGCGGGGCCCTGCCCGGTCTCTTGGTCGTCCATGGGGTCCTCCTTGTCCTGGTCGAGTGGGATGTCGGTGTGCTCTCCAGCGAAGGCGACGCGCAAGCGGTCGAAGCGGACCGGGCCGAGGCGTTCGTTCATCGCCGACAGCAGGGCGGGGCTGCGCGAGTAGGCAGCGCACACGTGGGGCTGCCACGGCGAGTGCTGGGCGGGCAGCTCGGGCTGCCGGTGCATGCCCTCCAGGGCGTACGACGCGGCCTGCCGGGCGGCGTCGAGGCCAGGGCCGTCCACTTCCCGGTCGTCGCCGACGGACCACACCCAACAGGGGTCGTCGCCATCCGCGTTCCACTGGTTCGCGCCGAATGCCCGCCCTGCGAAGGCTTCCAGGTCGGCGCTGATGGAGCGGAGCCGGTCGACGAGGTCGGAGCGGTGCTCCTCGTCCCAGTCGGCGGCCTCGCCCAGATAGACCAGCGTCAGGTGCAGCTCGCGGGCGGGTTCGGCGCCGGGTGCGGCGAGCGCGAGACGTTCGGCGTCCTCTTCGGTCGGTACCAGGGCGATCATGGCGCCCGTCTGCGCCCCGGCGGCGGCGGTCACGTCTGGCATCACGCGGTTCTCCCTTGGGATTGAAACTCCGGCCGGTGAGGCGCCTTGAGATTCCAAGGCGGCTGTCTGCTGCTCGGGGGCGATACCGAGGCGGCATCGGCAGTTCACGACAAGGGAAGCCGGGGCAGTCGGGTCGCCGGGGGCCTGCATCTGTACGCCGCCGACGGTGAACGTCTCATCGAGGAGGCGGAGTTGCCCGTCCACCTGATCGTGGGAGTCGCGTACGCGGACGTTGTTCCGGGTGATCCACTGCTTGACCAGTGCCCGGCCCGGGCCGGTGGTGGCGCGGGCGGCTTCCAGCGTCGCGGTGTTCCAGGCGCGGGTCGCTTCGGTCGCAGCGACGCGGTGTTCTCGGCCGGGACCGAGCTGCGCACGGTCGCGGGCGAAGGCGTCGCGGAGGCGGGCGCGGAGCTGGTCGATGGTCTCCCCGGCGTCGAGCCCTGCGGCGAGTTCGCGGCGGGTGGCGTCGGCCAGGCGGTCGCCGACGGCGCGCAGCAGGTGCTCGGTCGTCTCGGCGTACTGGCCAAGCCCGTCGGGCAGGGTGCCGTTGTCGTACCGGCCGGGCAGATCGTCCCAGCCGTCGGGGAGTTCGGCGTCGGCATCTTCGGCTGCCGCGGTGGCAGCGGTTTCGGCGAGCCTCAGCAGGCGCCGCACGAGGCCGGTCACGTGGCTGTGCCACATGCGGGCGATGCGGCCGACGGAGAACCGTGCGGCGACAAGTTCGGTGGCGTCAGCGAGGGCGTCGGCGAACTCGTCGGCGGTCGCAGTGAGTGCGGCGGCCACCGCCTTGGCGAAGTCGCGCTCTGCGGCGTCGAGTTGCGCGTTGCGGTCAGGCACGGTTGATCCTCCTCACCGGTAGCGGGCTGTCGGGGTCGTCGCAGATTTCGCACCACGTCCAGATGCCGACGGTGGCGACACCGCCGGGGCTGAGCAGCAGCAGCGGTGTGGTGATCTGCGTCCACGCCTTGCAGTCCGCGCACCAGCCCGTCACCAAAGTTCCGGCGTGCAGGGACAAGTCCCCGCCGGTTGGGGCCTGTAGCGGCAGCTGAGGGCCGCGGGGCCCGGTCACTGGGCGCCGCCGACACACGAGGTGAGGACGGTCGACACCAGCCGGTATTCGTGCTCGATGCCGGCCGCGATCAGCTCCCGGGCGTAGTTGTCGAGCGACGCGGTCAGGCACTCGACGTCGAGGCCGTAGCGGATGGCGATCTCGGGGGCGCGGGACCAGGCGCCATCGAGGAGCCGCCACTGTTCGACCTGCGTGGGCTCGACCGGGAGCAGCGTGTGCAGGCGGGCTGAGTCGACGTCGCGGGCCTTCGCGCGCTCACTGCGGGGGCAGGCGGGCGTCTTCCGCAGCTTCTCCCCGGCGGCGGTCAGCGCGCACCAGATCAGACCGTCCGCGGCGGCGAGGAGCCCGTCACTGGCGCCAACCGTGGCCGAGGCGGGCAGGGTGTCCGGCTCTGCCTCCGTCTCGTCGACGGGCAAGTCGGGCCCGCCGGGCGCCTCCTCGGTGTCGTCGGCGTTCTCGTCCTGGTCGTCGTTGTTGGTCTGCTGCTCGGCTTCGGTGGGGGCGTCGCTGTCGTCGAAGCCGGTCTCGCGGCGGAGGGCGTCGGCGGAGATAGCGCGTCGGTCGAAGACCTGCAACGCGGTCTCCGACCTGTTCGTACGGACGCGGAGTGGGCTGGTGTCGTACCAGACGAGCCAGCGGTGCCAATCCGGATCGCCTTCGGATTCGAGAATGGGGCGGAGCCACTGCTGCGTGAGGGCGTAGGAGACCGTCCGCAGCTTCGGTTCGATGCCCAGGCGGATCGCCTCGGAGGTGAGTGCCCAGGCGCCCCAGTGGTTCACGTCGCCGAGTCCGAGCAGGATCTCGGCGGGGATCTCAAGGCCGGTCGCGAAGCGTCGCACGGCCTCTTCCCGCAGCTTGAGCGCGAGTTCGTCAAACTGCGACTCGAAGGTGATGTGCTTGAACTCGGCGATGGTGTCCGGCGGCAGCTCCAGCACGATCGGCACCGTCGCGGCGGCGCTCTCGGGGTCGCGGATCGCGGTTTCGGCGATCGTCATGAAAATCTCGATCAGGTCGTCCTCGCCTGATCCCTGCTGCTGTGACGACGGGAACCGTGTGCCCTTGGGGACGAGGAGCAGTCCCCGGCCGGTGATCCTGCTGCGGGCGATGGCCTTCACAGCGGCGTTGAGGAGGAGCAGTTCCTCCAGAAGCTCCAGCGACGACCTGACCGGGCTGTCGGCGTCGATGGACCGCTCGGGGTCCGGCTCCCACACGCGGAGCGCCACCGGCCCGTCGGGGTCCATCGTGTCGGGGTCGCCCTCGGGGATCGGGACGTCTTCGCCGTCGATCTCCGCTGTGAGCTTGCCTTGCTGCTGGCGGACCTCGCGTACGGACAGGACACGCCAGTCGTGGCCGTCTTCCGGCGCGTACGGCGAGAGGACTTCGGCGTTGGGGCGAATGACGATCCAGCCCTCGCCGGGCACGGTCAGGTGTTTCCCGAACTGACCGAGCATCTTGGCCTGTCCGTCGGCGCCTCCGGCGATCTGGTCGACGATCTCGGCTGCGCGGTGGCCGGCCGGGGCCGGGTCGATCGAGCCGTCATCGTCCCGCCTGCCCGCGTAGAGGCGGGCGCCGGACATGGCGTTGCCGATCCACGAGGCGGCGAACCGCACTTCGGGGACCTGGTGGTACATGTCGTAGGCGCGGTGCTGCCATGACTGGTCGCCGGAGCCTTTCCCTCGGATCTTCCTGGAGGTGTAGCGGGATGCGGCGGCGACGATCTCCTTACGCGGCATCAGCCGTCAGCCTTCCGCTCGTCGTCCCAGCGGTTGAGGAGGACGGCGGCTCCGGCGACGGCCAGCCACTCGACGCCGTGCACGAGGACCGGGGCGTCCGGCCAGGCGTCGTTCACCAGCAGCCAGGTCGCGAGGAGCGCGCCAGAGATCCACCAACCCATGCAGTAGACGCAGGAGATCAGCGTCACGACGAACGCGCGCACCTTGGCTTCGGGCTGGGCCTCGTGCCAGGCGAAGATCCGGTCACGAAGCGGATCGAGGATCGTGTCATGGACCGCGAGCTGCGTGCCGCGGTACCCGGCCAGGGCCAGGAGGGCGAGTTCGGGGAGTTGGAGCACTGCCGCCCCCTATGCGGAGATCATCCGGGCAACGTCAGCGGGTGATGATAGACCACCTCGCAGACCCTCCCCCGGCGTAATTTCCGCAGGCCAGACCGCATTTTTAGATCACGCTGGAGGTGTATCGGCCCCCGGCGGGCGGAAGGCGGGGCAGCGGGGGCAAGGTCAGAACAGGGCCCACGCATCCTCAGCCTGACCGCGCTGCGGTGTCTCGTCATCGGAGACATCGTCAAGTTCGAGCTGATGAGCGGGCGGCGGCAGCTCGACGACGTTTAGGGAGCCGGGACACGACACCAGTGGCCCGTCCGGGGAGCGCAAAGCCCCGGGGTCGTCGTGCCGCCACAAGCGGCCCATGGAGAGACGACCGGCGACCGGTCCTGCCGCGGTGGGTCGGCCGCAGCTCGGGCACAGGACACGGGGCAGCTTCATGGTGCCCAGTGTGGCGCGCCCAGACAGCGGACGTACGCACTTCCCGGCCACAGCGGTCAGCCTGGATTGGCAGCCAACCTGCTACTGCTGGAGGTTGCAGGCTCGCGTGCTCGTCTCGTCGAGTACCGAGGCAGTCGGCGGCCACCAGGCTGCCCCTGACCACGGTTCGCGCCCCTTCGTCCATACTCGTTGGCCGCCGCAGCGAGGACGGCAGGCGGCTCGTATGCTCCAGGGGTGTATGAGTTCCCGCAAGACCTGGTCGAAGCGTCCCGCACCTGCCGGAAGCTGACCGCCCGCATTGACGAGCTCCCATACCGGGCAGTCACACTCGCCGACGGGACGCCGGTGGAGCGGCGCCGCCCAGCAATCGACTACGACCAGGCGCTTGAGGACGAGTTGGCCGAGCTGCGCCGCGAACGGCTCGCCGCAGCGGTGGACGTGGTCACGCACACGTTCTGGGTGTCGGTGGACGCCGGGGACCGGACTACCGCGCGAACCGCGCTCCACGAGGCTGTTCGAAGCTGAGCCGAAATTCCCCTCCCTGTCTGCGGACCTTCTGTGACGATCGATCGCAAGTCGTCAGGCTCAGGGGGTAGTTCGTTGATCACGCTCGGCGTAGTGGGCGGTGATCGCCCCCTCGATGCGTGAGCATATGGCTTTCGCGCGTTCGTCGGCGGCTCGCTACGGTCGTCGCCATGGGCGAAGGGCGATGGCAAAAGCGAGGCGGGAAAGTCCTCTACGAAGGCGGGCCACAAAACCGGATCCGGCTCACTGTCGACACCGCAGTCCGGCCGGACGGGGCCACGGTGGATTATCCGTACGTCGCGGCGCCGGACTCGGTGCGTGTGCTGGCGGTGCATCAGGGGCAGGTTGCGGCGGTGACCCAGCACCACTACCTCCACGACGCGCAGATCACTGACCTGCCCGGAGGTTACGTCGACGAGGGGGAAGATCCGGCCGCTGCCGCCCTCCGGGAGCTGGAGGAGGAGACCGGTCTCCGGGCTGCCTGGCTGCACCCGCTTGGCGCGGTGGCTACTGCTCGTGCGACCAGCGCCGAGAAAGCTCACCTCTTCCTCGCGTACGGCTGTACCGAGGGGCCCGTCTCGCTGGATGCGGGCGAGTCAGTGCGTTGCTCGTGGCTGACGTGGCCAGACTTGACCGAGATTGATCTCGCAATACCGGTCGCGCTACCTCAACCCTTGGCTGACGCGGCATCGTTGGCCGCGATCGAGAGGGCACGGGCGCTGCTGCGGGCTGTGGGCGGAGACCTTCCAGCCGCCCGAGACGACCTCCCTAGCGCTGCTTCGGCGGCGTCTACGGTGGCTGCGCTCCGCTGCCCGTTCGCGGACGACCGCCTCAGCCTGGTCTGGATGGACCTGGCGGTGGGCCGGACTGCGGAGGGTGCCGCGATCCTGGCTGAGCTAAAAGGGGCGTATGACGGGCCGCGGGCGGACGGTGCGTGGCAGCACGCGGCCGACCGGTTCTCGGATCTGGCGCGGCGTTCGTAAGCCTGCCGCTGATCACACCGAGGAGTATCGCCGCCCACCATCTCGGCCAGCGTCTTGCGCAGTCACGTCGATACGTCATCGCGGCAGTGTCGCATCGGTCACTTGCTGATGCGGCGGCCGTACAGCCCGGCGGAGGACGGTGTTTGCCGCCCGGCGGTGGGCTGCGGGGCGGTTGGGAGCGGGGCGTGGACGATCGCGCCGCGGTTCGCCTCGGGGATCAGGCCGTACACGAGGATGCACGAGGCGTCGATCCGGCCCGGTGAGTCCGGGTCGGTCGGCTGCCAGGTCGCCCACTCGTTCTCCAGATCGGCGAACGCGCCGCGAAGGCGCACCCGGTCCTGGACCATCTGTTGCGCCACGGGCTCGGCCCTGAGCAGCTTGCCTTGCTTGGCGCGCACGGGGTCGATCAGCGGCATCAGGTGGCTCTCGGGAATGGCGCCTTCGCGTTGGAGCGTTTCCCACGACGTCTCCAGGGCGAGGACGGCCATGTCTCTGCCGAAGTTCCACTCGACGTAGATGATCGCCGCGTTCGTCTCATAGGCGAGCAGGCAGGCTGTCTTGGACCACTCGGCCGACGACATGGGCGCCGATCGGTCGTGGGTGATCCAGACGCGCTTGTCGTCGCCGAGGAAGCCACTGACGACGCCGGCGGTGTCCCGGCCGCCGCCCGAGGGATCGATCGCGACGGCGATCTTCTGCGGCTCGACCTTCGTGGACCCGTCCCGGATGAGCCGCAGCAGGTCGCGTGATACCAGCGCGCCTTCGGACGGCTGCGGGTCGCCCTGCGCCATGGCGTGCCAGTCCCGGACGCTGGACGTCTTCTTGACGTCCGCCCACCACGCCAGGAGCTGCTTCCGCTGCCTTGTGGGGATCTTCGGGTGCGGCAGCGGCTCCCCGTCCTGGCGGCCGAGCGGGTCGGGGCCGAACTTGCTGGGGTTGGCGATGGCGGGCAGGTGGACGACCGCCCACCGGCCGCCGTCCTCCAGGCGGCCTTCATCCTCCAGGCGCCGGCCGGAGAAGTCGTCGGGGTGCCAGCGGGTCTGGATCGCCACCACGGCGTTCCGGTCCGGCTGCAACCGCTTGAGTGCGGCCGAGCTCCACCAGTCGTGGACTTGCTCCCGCAGCCGGGCCGACTCGGCTTCGCTGCGGTCCTTGTGCGGGTCGTCGACGACGAGGAGGTTCACCGGGAAGCCGGTGAGGCCCGAGCCAATTGACACGCTGCGGACGCCGCCGCCCTTCGTGGTGTCGTAGTCCTGCGCGGCCGACGAGCCTGCGAGGAGCGCCAGGTCGTACTCGCCGCCGTGCTCGGCGATGTACCGGCGAATCGCCTTGCCTCGCCGCATCGCCAGGTCGTCGCTGTAGGACGTGACGGCGACACGGTCCTCGGGGTGGAGGCACAGCCACCAGAACGGAAACCATTCGGCGACCGTCGTGCTCTTGCCGACCTGGCTCGGCGTGAACACCATCAACCGGTCGTAGTCGCCGCGCTCCAGGCCCACCAGGGCCTCGCTGATGACCCGCAGGTGCGGGCGCATCCGGAACGAACCATCGAGGCCCCGGGCAAGGGTGACCGGGTCACGCAGGAGGTCCTGCCCGATCGCTCGCTCGGCGGCCTGGAGCCGCTGATACACCTCGGCGTCCTCCAGATGCTCAAGGCCGGTGGCGTTTATCACCGCGGTCATGGGGTCTCGCTCTCGTCATCGTCGTCGGCGGGGCCGTCTTCCTCATCGTCGCCGTCGACCGCGCGGACGCGGCGGGACACCGACGCCGCGAGGCCAGCCAGGCGTACCCGCCGCTGCTCCGGCGGCATCTGCGCGAACTCGGCGAGCTGCACCGCGAGCGGGTTCCCGCCGGTGCCGGTGACCGCGATCGTCGCCGCCGGGTCACCGAAGAGGACGCGCCGGTGCCGCATGGCCACGTCCAGGAGCCGGATGAAATCGCCGACGGACATCGACCCGGCGTCGAGGGTGCCGAGGCGTTGCGCCAACTTGCCCACCGCCGCGCCCAAGATCCGTGCGTCGGTCTCGGCCGCCTTGCGCCGCTCCTCGACCCAGCCGGCCTCGTACAGCCGGTCCAGGTGTCGGTCCCACGAGTCGGCGCGCTCGCGCCACCGGTAGGTCGCCGCCGCCTTCCGGACCGTCACCGGGTGAAGCTGTAGCCCCTCCGCAGCCTTCTGTAGGGTCCGCGTGCGCCCGAGATCGCGGTAGGTGACGAACTGGCCGTGCTTGCGGGCAGTCTCGTCGGGTTGCTGCTCCCAGGGGTCCAGGGTTGGACTGAGGCTGATGGGGGGCTTGTTGGCGCTCACGGTGGCCTACGCAGGGGTGTCGAGGTACTGGTTGGCCCACAGCTCCAGTGCCTTGTACCGGTGCTCTGCGGGGACATCGCCACGGGCTACAGCCTGCTGGAGGGCTTTCTCGACGATCGCGGCGGACTTCGTGGGCATCGCGTCGGTGTGGAACAGGGTGAGGAGCGGGGCCATGCCGTGATGCTTGGGCTCCCCCGTGTCCCGGTCGAACCAGGCGTCGACGAGTTCGGCGGCGTGGTCCTTGAAGCTCTCCAGGATGAGGCCGAAGGCGGTGGCGACGTTGGTGACGTCGCTGCTCTTGGAGGCGAGGTCGAGGGCAGCCATGGTCTGGTCGTACTGGCGGAGAGCGGCGACCCAGACGGCGTCGGATGAGGAGGCGAGGCCGAGGGCGTCGCGGATGACGTCCTGGGCGTCCTTGAGGTCGTCGGGGAGGAACACGATCGCGAGGGTCTGGAAGCTCAGGTTGGCCTCGCCGAGGCTGGGGCTGTCGAGGTCGGCGAGGAGTTCCAGGGTGGCGTCGTCGAGTCCAGCGTACTGGCGGAGGTCGAGGTCTTCGATCTTCTCGTAGAGGGTCTTGAGGATCGCCAGATCGTCTTCCCCGGCGATCGAGTTGTGCGAGAGCTGGATGGCGAGGCGCTGCGACTCGGTGAGCAGGTCGGAGGTCTCTAGCCAGGTGATCTCTTCGATTCCGGCCTCGATGGCGGCCTTCGTGCGGTGGTTACCGGAGAGGACGATCCGCTCGCCGGACCCGATGTCGTGCCAGACGAACGGGGTGGAGGTCAGGGCTTCGTCGCGGCGGACGTTCGCGACGAGCTGCTGATACTGCTCGTGCCGCATGTAGCGCGCGTTCAGGTCGAGGAGCTTCAGCGAGCGGGGGTCGCCGGTGCGGATCTCGGTCTTCACTTCTTCACGTCCTTGCCGTATCGCTTCTTCCACTCGCGCAGGACCTCGGCGAGCGGCTTGCCAGAGAATGCGGCTCCGTACTGGAGCTGGTACTGCTGGGCGTAGTACGAGTCGGTCGGGTCGATGCCCTTCGCCCAGTCCTCCTTGAGGACGTCTTTCTGATCACGCTTCAGGAGGCGGAGCACGCCGCGGTACTTCATCGACACCGGGCGCTTCGTGAAAGCGGTGGTGGCGAGCGACTGGTAGCGGCGATGTCCGTGCCGCCAGGTGAGGAGCTGCGCTTCGCGGCTGATCGCGGCCATGACGATCAGCTTCGACAGCTTGGCGTAGCGGCTGGTGGAGACCGGGAAGTCGGACAGCATGTAGACGGTGGGCTGCTGAGGCAGGTGCGCGCCCCAGTTCCCGAGGGTCGGTGCCCACGAGTACGCGAACACGCCGACCAACTTCCCGTCGACGAGGACTGCGACGCCGAGCGATTCGGAGCCGGGGCGGATGTTGGCGTTCATGTACGCCGAGCGGAGCGCTGCGAACTGGCCTCCGCTGAGGACGGCGAGGCTGATCCTGTCGCCGATCTCCTCGTCGCCGAGGTGAGGGCCGGGCCACGCCTCGGTCTTCTGACGGGGCTCGACCAGGCGCATCGGCCCTGAGTTCGCGTAGACGTAGATCGGGATGCCGCGGTTCGTCGTCCTGGTCCGGCCGCGCAGGAACGGCGCCATCTCGGGGACCTCCTCGTTGGTGCCGAGGAGCCAGTGGTCCCGGTCGGTGATCCGTTGGATCAGGTACTCAAGCTCGGGGTCCTCCATGATCGTGAACTCGGGCGGCGTCCACTCGAACATCTCCTCCAGCTTGGCGAAGTCGCGGACGAACGCCGCGCCGGCGCCGTGGAACGGCGGGTAGGACACGACGCCAGCGCCAGGCGGGATCTTGTCGACCCAGGTCAGGGCGTCCTCGGCGCTGTAGGAGGCAAGCTTGAGGACTTCGGCCGCTGCGGTGACCTTCGCGACGGTCTTGGCGTGCAGGTCGGGCCACTGCTGCTCGTATGCCTTGCGCATCTTCGACCAGTAGACGTGCGATTCGTTCTTGCCCATGAGCGGGGCGAGGCGCGTGCACAGCAGCATCGTGGCGAGCTGTTCGGCCGGGGTGTCGTGGCGCTCCAGCGCCCACGGGAACTCGGCCTCGGCGGTTGGGGTGAAGACGAGCGGCATCGGGTCGTCGGCGAGGTACCGGCCGATTGCGGTCGAGTACATGAGCACGTCGCAGGAGTGGAGGTCTTTCCCCAGCGACGCGAGGGTCTTCTCGACGGTGAAGTTCCCGCAGCACACGTTGTAGACGTCGGTCACGTCGGTCCACAGGGAGACGTGCTCTCGGACGATTCGGCACATGTCGCTGGGGATCGAGCCGTGGAACATGGCTGGCTCCCTGGTGGTTCTGGCGGGGCCGGGCGGTGCATCCGGCCGGGCGGGGATGGTAGCCGACCAGTGACGGACCGTGTCCGCGTCGCCGCAGGCCAAGGAGGGCCTAACAACGGGGAAGCCCCCCGGCTGCGGAGGGCTTCCTCTTCTGGAGCGCCGGCCAGGATTCGCACCTGGACCTCCCGCCCGGAAGGCGGATGTGCTGCTGTTGCTACCACCGGCGCACTACGGTCGGCCGCGCCGCTGCTCAGGACGGCCGATCGCAGAGAGGGATGATACACACACTCTCAGCAATCACATCTGCGCGCGGTGGAGGGCTGCAATCGCGGGCTGCACCTAGGCCCGGCTACGCCCGTCGGGCGGCGCCACCGCGTTCCCTCTTTCCGCCAGCACGGAATCCGTGCATCGACTGCCCTTCGCGGCGGGCCGCCCGGGATGCTGACTCCCGACTCAACGCCTCGCCGCGCGAGTTCAGCAGGAGTGGACCTGCGTCGCGTCCAGCCATGGCGGCGCGGACCAGATCGTCCGCCTTGCCGGAGAGCGGGACCGCGCGCTGCCCCGGCCGCGAATATCCTCCGCAGTGGCGGTCTTCCCCTCGGGGTCGATGTCGCGGACGTCGAGGGAGAGGGCTTCGGCCAGCCGGAGTTCGCTCTCCCACATCAACGCCCACAGTGCCCGGTGCGCGGCAGGGATCGACTCGTCGGCGATGAGGCGCCGGTACTCTTCGGGGCTCACCTCAAGTTGCGGAAGGTCGGTGCGGTGCCCCTTGCCGGGCATGCACTGGCGGGCGGCCTCGGCGGCAGCCCTGTCGTACCTCATGGCTCCGGTGTCGGGGTCGCGGTCGATCGCATCGACGGGGGCGAGGACACGGCGCGCGGCGGCGGCGCTCAGGCCCCAGCGCTGGGCGCATTCTCGGACAGTGGTCAACTCCATGAATCCGCGACCTAGACACAGGGTGTGCAGAGGTCAAGCGTTATCCACGGGGGTGGGGTGGCCTCGAAGAACGCGGCACAAGCGGCGCAGAGGGGGCTTCTGGGCGGGGCTGTAGCCGCTCGATCGAGCAGCGTGGAGGAGGGAAGGCTGCCCGATCAGTAGCCCCGGAGACGCGCAGAAGGGGCCCTGACGGGCGTGTGCCGTCAGGGCCCCTTCGGGGCTATCGCAGTTCAGGCCACGAACAGCGTTCCCTGTTCGGCGACTTGCCGTACGGCACGAATGGGTGCCCTGTGGTGGTCGAGGTACGGGGTGAAGTCGGGGCTGTAGCCCATCGTGGGCTCCGATCTGGACGTTCGGGTGAAGAGAAGGAAAGCGTCGGGGCCGTAGGGGCTGTGTGTGCGCCCTGTACGGCCCCGGACCGGCGGCGGCTGGTCAGGCGCCGACGGGTTCGATGGCGTCGGCGGCGCAGTCCGGGCACTGCTGCCGGTAGGTACACGGCCTGTGCGCGCCGCGGCGACCGTTGCAGTGCACGCAGTTGCCGGGGTGGTGGGCGTGGCCTGCCAATAGGTTCAGCGCCTCGCTGAGGGTCGAGGCACCGAGGACACGGATACCGTCGACCTCGCGGGCCTCGGGCACGTTCGCGTCCGGGACTAGGACGACCGGGGCTCCGGCGTCGGCAGCGGCCCGCACCAGGTCGCGAATGTCGCGGACCGACCGCAGCTTGCCATCCAGGCCGAGTTCCCCGATCAGCACGAGCCCGGCCAGCGCCGAAGCGGCGAGTTGCCCGGTCGCGGCGAGCACCGCGCACGCGAAAGCCAGGTCAAGGCTGCTGCCACCGGGCTCGTCGCCGAGCGCGACGACGCCCACCGTGACATTCGACTGGTTCCAGGTCAGGCCGCTGTTCACCATCCCTGCGCGCACTCGGTCGCGAGTCTCGATGCGGTTCCGCTCGCGCACCCCGAACACGTTGAAGTTCGGCACGCCCGGGGTGCTGGTGCCCTCCAGCCGGTACACGGTGGCCCCGGCGACGGCGAGCGCTTCGGCGCTGCCGTACGGCTCGATGGCCGGGGCGGCGTCGCCGAGGGGGCCGTACGCCTCCATGTTGCTGTCCGGGCTCAGCCCGTAGTTGTCGACGCCGCTGCGCTCGCGCAGGTGGGCAACGTGCTGGTCGACGGCCGCGCGGGCGCTGGCGGCCCACATGGTGGTGACCTCGCCGAAGGCGTCCATGGCCTCGACGCCGATCTCTTCGAGTGCGATGGCGCACTTCGTGGCGTCGGTCGGCGCGGGGGCGACGTCCCACAGGGTGTAGCTGCTGCCTTGGTCCTGGCCGACGATGATGTACTCGCGGGTCTCGCTCATGGCGTTGCCCTTCCGGCTGGTCACTGGGCGTCGGTGAGGTCGAAGTGCGCGCCGAGCGCTTCGATCTGCTCGGTCTGGGTGCGGCTGAGGGCGTCGCCGGGGTCGCCGCAGGTGCGGTACAGGTCGACGGCGGAGCGCAGGACACCGAGGACGCCAAGGACGTCGAGGGGTTCGAGCACGGACACGGGACCGGCCAGCGTCGTCTCGGGCGTAACCAACTCGCGCTGGACGTCGACTAGGTCGCGGCAGCGGAAGATGCGGAGGCCGTAGGCCAACTCGCCGATGCTCGACTCTTCCTCCCGGACGTAACGGACGATTGTCCAATCCGGAGAGCGCCCAGCGGCCATGCGGAAGATGGCCTGGGCCGTGGGGTGGTCCTCGCCGAACATGGCGGCGGGGTCGTCCTCGTCGTTCCAGACGTCGAGAACTTCCCGCCATTCGCCGTCGATCAGGGCGGTGTCGGTGTCTTCAAGGTCGGCCGCGCGGACCGAGTCGGCGGTCCAGGTGGATCGGGTCGGGGTGCTCACGCGTTCCTCCAGTGATCTGAATGGGCGGTACGGTGGGCTCCACGTGCCGAATCGGGTTGTGAAGCCCCGCGGTTGGCGCGGCGGCCGACGGATTCCCAAGGCATTTATGCCCCGTCGGCCGCTTTGCTGTTGTTGAAGGTGGTACACACCCATTCTTCCCCAAGTTTACTTTGGAAAACCAGGTTGGGGAAGAAAGTTGCAGGTCAGGCGGTCAGGGCCAGGGAGAGCGGGCCACGCCCCTCGGCGAACCGGGACAGCTCCTCGCCGGTGATCGCCTCGACCAATGCGCAGTACAGGTTCTCGGCGACGCCCGGGGTGACCGCGTTGCCGAGCTGGCGCACCTGATGCCGCTTCGAGCCCATGATCTTGTAGCCCGGCCGGAAGGCCATCGCCCGTGCGATCTCGTGGGGCTGCAACATCCTGAACAGGACGTCGTCGATGTTGAACTCGCCCTTCACCAGGGCGTATCGGTCGCGGGTCGGCAGAGCGCCGATCGGCTCGCTGAGTTCCCGGGCCCGGCCGTTGCCGTAGTACGGGACCAGCAGATGGTCAGGCGCGGCCACCAGACCGTGATGGTTACCGCCAGCCGACACTGTGTGGAGCGGGGCGCTGACGTGCCGGGCTTTCTCCTTGTCGCCGCCGCCGCGCATGGGGATCACGAAGGGCGGCAGATGAGCGAGGGCGGTCTCCAGGCGGGCCGTCTGGGTGCGCAGCGGGTCGCCCAAACTCATGGGCTTCTTGCCGTCGCGTCCCTCACAGGGGACCAGGAAGGGCGGGACCACGACGCCGTCGGTCTCGACTGTTGTGCGGGTCGACATCGGCCGGTCGAGGGTGACAGCCTTGTCCCGCCAGGTACCGCCGGTCGGAACGAGGAGCGGGCCGGGGGCGGCCTGCGGGGCGTCATCCACGTCTCCGAACAGCGTTTCCTGTCCGTCGTTCGCCTGCGCTCCCCAGCCCCAGAACTGGGCGAACCCGGCACGGGTCCGCGCGATCGTGGCCGGGGCCAACCCCTCGGGGCACTCTTCCGTCTTCGGGCGGTCGCCGATCGGCGTCCCGGGTAGCGACCAGTCGATCGCGGCAGCCGCAGGGAGCACCATGGGCTCAACGACTGCGCGGCAGGCCTTGCGGGGGCACCTGTAGTCGTAGCTCTGGCGATACCTGCCCATGTCCTTGCCCGGCTTGCGGAAGACCTGGACGGCCTCAACCTTCTCGTCGCAGTCGAAGCAGAAAGCCGCCGGGCGCAGGATCCACTTGTCCCACTGGGGCGTGCGGCCGATGCTCCTGTGGATGTAGGCGACGTACAGCCGGTCTCGGCTCTGCGGGATGTGGTCGAGGCTGCGCGGGTCGACGTGCATTGAGTTGATCGCGAAGACCCACGTGGCGTAGTTCATCTTGTCGAACTCGGCCATCCAGCGGTCCCAGTCGTCCCAGTCGCGGCAGTCGATGACGTTCTCGACAACACCCGCCTTGACCAGGCCGCCTCGGGCGATCACACCGCGCAGGTACATGGGGACTTCTTCCATGAGGGCGCGCGAGCGCTCCTCTGCCGCCCGCCGCTCCTTGTCGCTCTTGAACTCGGGCTCGTCGAAGTCAATCTGACCCTGGAGCGTCTTGTCGAAGTCGCGCTTCACGCCCCGCGCCGCCGACCACTTGGGGCACTCCGGGCTGGCCCAGAAGATGTCGCACACCGGCCAGCGTTCGACGGGGGCCCGGCGAATGTCACCCTTCCAGACCTCGCAACGCGGGTTGTTCCACGCGTGCGTCGCGAGGGCCACGTCCCAGTGGTTCGCGGCCCTGGTGACCTGGACGTTGGGGACGGCGTCCGCGCCCTGCGTGTCGCCGCCAGCTCCGCAGAACCAACTCATGACGGTGAGTTCGCTGCCGTCGTGCTTGTAGGCGCGGGCCGGTCTGCCTGCGGCCCATGCCTGGGTGGTGGAGTCGATATAGGGCACGGTGAAGCTCCTCGTGAAGCTAGGCGGTTGGCGGCCGGGCGAGCGGGGATTCCCGCCCCCTGCTCACACGGCCGGAGTGGTGAAGGTGGAACCAGTCCCATTCTCCCCCAAGTCAACTTTGGGTATTCGAGTTTCCAAAGTAAAGTTGGCAAAAGAATGGAAGATAATCCCAGGTCAGCGTGATCACGGCAGGGAGAGCGCTGCGGCCTTGCCTAGGTCCAGCCGCCATACCCGAGTACCGTCACGGTCGGGTAGGCGCTCACTGATCGGCTCCCACACCTCGCGGTTGGTGTCGTCGAGGTACGACGTCCACTCGTTCATGTCGAGGACCGCATTCATTCCTTCGGTCTGGCCGAGGTCGTCGACGAACGTGCGGCGCTCGCCGGCCGCCATCCAGTACGCGCCGGTCGCGAACAGTGACCCGCTCCAGGTCTCGGTGAACTCGGCCCATGCGGCATCGAACGGGGCGTCGTGGTCGCAGCCGGTCAGGATGTCGCGGACCGTCGCGGCGGCTACGACAGTCATGGCGCGACCGGCTCGCTGCTGCGCTGCGTACAGCTCGCGGATCGCCTTGTCTACGGCCCGGGACAGCTCGCGGCCGTCAGGCAGCGGGTAGGCGCGGTTCTGGGAGCCGTGGGTGGCCACGTGGCGTCCTCGTTTCGTCCGGGTGGATGAAGGGGGTGCGGCCCCGGGGCGGGCACGTGGCCCGCCCCGGGGGCCAGGTATGCGGTGGCTACTCGGCCGGGAAGACCAGGACGTACGCGCCGTCCACGTGCGGCGGTGTGTCGTCGCTCCAGCCGCACGCGGTCAGGTCGTCGCCGGTCGGATTGAAGGCGAGCAGCCCGGCCAGCCGGTCGTGGACCTTCTGTGCGACGTCGCTGGGCACCGGAGTGCTCGCCTGGCCCTTGGTGTCGTCGACAAGGAACATCACGAACGGCTCGTCGGCGTGAGGGTCGATGACGATGCCAACCGCGTCGGGGCAGGCCGCGCGGACGTCGTCGACGAGGTACGGCACGGTCTCGGTGAGCAGCTTCCGCCGCGCGGTGATGAACCGTTCGCGGGCCTTCTCCAGTGGGCCGTCTCCGCACTCCTCGGCGCCGACGGGCGGGAACACGATGCGGTGCAGTTCGGGCAAGCCGATGTCGCGAGCCGGGCACCATCCGCCGATCTCCAGGTCGGTGTGGCCGTCACGGTGGTCGAGGGCCTTGCGCAGCACCTCGTCCGCCTCGCCCAGTGTCTCGGTGTCGAACGGGCCGTACCCGTCTTCGCCGTCGCTGTCGTCTCCGGCGGGCCAGCCGGGATGGCCGGTGGCCTCAATGTGGGCGATGTGGCCGAGACCGTCCAGGCACAGGAGCGCCGACGTCGCCTCCGGCATCTGGGTGCGGACGATCTCCCCGGCCCGGCGGGCGGACTCGGCGAGTACCTGCTTCCACGCCTCGAACGTCGCCTTCTTCGTGTAGAACAGCGGGCCGTCTGCGACCTCGTACCAGCACCATTCCCAGCCGCCGATCCAGTAGCGGCCGTTCTCGTCGGGCTTGACGACGTTCGCGGCGCTGCCGGGCTCATCGTGGAGGCACGACCAGCGGATATGCAGCACGACCGGCACAGGGCCGTCGATGACCTTGATCTCGTCAGTGCCGTCGTGCCCGGACCTCTCGGCCAATTCCTTGGTGTGGGCGGCGAGCTGGCGTACGGCGTCCAGCGTGAGGCCGGGCGACAGCCAGCCGTTCCAGCGGTTCGCCAGGTCGACCAGCGCGGGGTAAATGTGCTCGTCGTCCACGCAGACGAACGTCTCGGTGTAGCCCATGACAGGGCTCCCTTCAAGTGTGAAGTGTTCGCGGTTGTCTGCCGGGCGAGCGGGGATTCCCGCCCCACGCCCGTCCGGCTGCGCCCCGGCTACCGCTCAGGGCGGAAGGGGATCTGCGGGTGGATGCCGTCGGGACCGATCGCGTACCAGCACCACGGGAACCCGCCGATCGCGTACAGCGGTTCGCCCTGGTACTCCGGGTCGTAGTCCCCGCCGTCCTCGCGGTGGTAGCGGGGCGTGACGATCGTGGTGGCGCCGTCGACGCCCTTGACGGCGATGTCCATCCAGGAGATGACAACGACGAGGCTCCACGGGTCCTCGTCGACCTCGCCGTCGATGAAGTCGATGGCGTCGATGACGTGGACGGTGTCGATCGCGTCGTGCCCGAATTCGGCTGCGGCGGCCTGGGTGTTGGCGGCCAGTTCGCGGACGGTGTCCAGGTCGAAGTACGGGCGGACCCAGCCCTCGTCGTGGCGCTCGTCGGCGTCGACGCAGGCCGGGTACTTGTCGGTGTAGTTGTTGCTGACCATCACGCGGTGCACGGTGGTCTCCCTTCGGTCATGGGTCGGGCCGGGCGCGCACTGGTCGTGTGCGTCCGGCCCGGGGTGGGTGATTGGTCAGAACTCGAACAGCGCGGGCGGCGCCTGCGGCGGCTGGACTGCTGCGGCGCCCAGTTCGGGCACCTCCTGGCCGGTCTGCTCCGTCCACCACTTCGCGAAGTGCGTGCGGTGGCACCAGTTGCCGGGCTTGCTGAGCTTGTCGAAGCACAGCAGCACGACCGGCACCTCCAGGTCGTTCGCGCCCGCGATGGCCGTCAGCTCCTCGCGGATGGCGTCGATGCCCCGCTCGTTCAGCAGCCGCCGGTAGATGAACTCGTACGCGTCCTCGGACTCGATCTTGAGCAGGGACCGTGTGGGCGTCACAGAGCGCGCGATTCCGCCGAGTTGGTAGGAGAGGGGGAAGCGGGGGTGACCGACCGTGGTACGCACCGGTGTGCCCATGTGCGGGGCGAATTCCTGGTACGTGCAGGTGGCCAGCTTGATCTGTTCGGTCACGTTGATCTCTTTCTGTTGTGCCATCCCGGCCGGGCCAGGCTGGCCCGGCCGGGGGACGTTAGCCGCGGCAGACGCAGGTCTCCTTGGATTCGGAGGGCGTGCCGTAGAGCCGGTTGGAGAGCCGAAGGATGCGGCTCGTGAGTTGACACAGGTCGGAGTTCTCGTCCTTCTTCTCCTGGCCGGTGAGGGTTTCGCGGAGCCAGGGGAGGAGAAGCCGCATTTCCTCGCCGGTGAGGACGAAGAGGTCACCTTCTTGAACTGCCCTGGTGGTCTCGCTGTCCATGGGACTTCCCTTGGGTGAGGTAGTGGGTGCAAGATCAACTCTATTGGGTACCCACTATCTCGATCAGGGGAACGGCCCTGAAAAGCCGGGAAGTTTAGGCCGCCGCGAACAGGTCGAGCTGGCGCGGCTGCCGCATGTGCCACTCATGGGTCCTCAGCGGGCCGCCCGGGTAACCGGGCAGGAACAGCAGGCACGTGCGGATGCTCGTCCCGCATACCGCGAACGAGTCGTCGGGCAACTTCTGGATGTCGCCGCCGACTTCGTCGACCATCTCGCGGAACTCCACGGTGGCCTTGTCGCTCCACCACATCAGCCCTTGGCTCATGATCGAGACGAGGATCGAGTTCTCGCCCATGAACCCGATCGCGTGCTTGATGTGGTCGAGCCCGTTGGCGAAGGGCGGGTTCATCACGAGCCGCTCGAACGGCTCCTCGTAGTCCAGCGGGTCGGCGGCCAGGAAGTCGCCGTGCACCACGCGCCGCGCGTCGCCCTGCTCGCGCAGGATCTCCACTCGCCGGGAGTCGATCTCGAAGGCGTCGACGATGCCGCCGCGCCGGGCGATCTCGCCAGCCATCGCACCGGAGCCAGCCGACGGCTCTAGGACCGTCATCCCGGCGTAGATCCCGGCCAGGTCGCAGACCTGCATCACCAGGGCCGGCGGAGTCGGGAACCATCCCTGCTCATACTTCGACGGGTAGTCGTTCGCTGCGAGGCACTGCCGCATGAACTCCTCGATGCGGTACGGGTAGACGTGCGCGCGGACCGCCTTGCGGCCGTCCCAGGCGCCGCCCATCTCCTTGAGCACCTTGTTCAACTGCTCGTACACCGGCCGGTCGATCTCGAAGGGCACGCTGACCTGGTCGTCACGGATCACTGTGCGCGGGTCCGTCAGGACTCGGAGCACTTCGGTTGGGAACTGCATGGGGAACCTCCGCTTAGGGGGCAGCGGCCGGGGCGCGTACGCGAAGCGCCCGGCCCGAAAATGGGGGTGGGTCAGGCGGCGTCGGCCGCGGCCTGCGGGTTGATCTCGATGCCGCCCGCGCGGACGGCGGCGACCGCCTGGGCGTCGCGCAGGTTCTTGATGGCCTTGGTCGTCAGGTCCCGCAGGTGCTCGATGCGCGTTCGGTAGCCGACGACGCCGCCGCCGACTCCGGCCAGCAGCAGAGCCAGTTCCTCGGGGTCGGCCGCGACCAGCTCGGACAGGATCTCGCCGGCCGTGGAGAGCTTGTCGATGCGCTTGGTCAGCCGGATGCGGTCGGCGGTGATCCGCTCGCGCTCCTCGTCGGTGACGTCGTGCGCACCGGGCAACAACTGCTGCTCGCCGCCCGGCGTCGCGGCGGCCGTCGCCTCGTCGGACAGGACGAAGAACGAGCCCTGCGAGGTTCGCCGGTCCTCCTCGCTGCGGACGGCCTGAGCGAACGCCTCCGCGTCGCGCTTGGTGGAGAAGTCGCCCCGGGTCCACTTGGCGAGGAACCGCATCTGGTTCTCGTGGCTGATGTTGGCCACGTACCAGGACACCCCGATGGGCAGGTGGCCTTTGTTGACCGCGTCCTGCAAGGGCTCGGCGAGCTTGAGCAGGTCGATGCGCCAGCCGATGTACGCGGCGGACTTGCCGGTGCCCTCGGCGACCTCATCGATGGTGTACCCGTCGTCGATGAGCTGCTGGAAGGCACCGGCCTCCTCCATCGCGGTCATGTCCGCGCGGCCGACGTTCTCCGCGACGGCCCTCATGCGGATCGTGCGGTCGCCTTGCTTGATGCCGTGCTGAACGACGGCGTCCAGCTCGGTCAGACCCGCGATCTTCGCGGCCCGCCAGCGCCGTTCGCCCATGATGAGCGTGTAGCGCTTGGTGCCCGGGTTGTATCGGACGCTCACCGGCTGCTGCTGGCCGATCAGTTTCATGGAGCCAGCCAGCTCGCTCAGCTTCGCCGGGTCGAAGTGCTTGCGGGGCTGGTCGGGGTCGGCGTCGATCCGGTCGACCGGAATCGTCTTGAGAGACGTGCGCACGTGGGCTGCGGTCGCCTCCGTCTGCTCGGCGATCGTCTCGCGGCGCTTGGCGACCTTGGTCGGCGTGACGACCTTCTTCGCCGGGGCCTTCCGTGCGGGCGCTTTGGTCGCCGCGTTCTTCGGCGCTGCCTTCTTGGGCTCGGCCTTCTTCGCCGGGGTGGCGGTGCTGGCCTCGGTGGTGGTGGCGGTCATCGCCTGTCCTCTCGGGTATGAGGGGTTGGTCGGGTGGTGTGTGGTCTGCGCGGGCGGTCAGGCCCAGAGGTCCCGCAGGTACTCCCAGGCGGAGGGACGGGGGCGGCCGAGGCCGCGCGCCGTGGCCTCCTCGTCGACCGCCGACCAGGCCCAGAAGAAGCCGGGCGTCTCGTCGTCGCTGGCCTCGCGCTCGCGGGCGACAGCCAGCAGCTCCTCGAATTGGGCGCCGGGCAGGTTCTTGACCAGGTCGCGCACGCGGCGCGCGGCGGCCTCGCCGCGCTTGTCGCAGGACTCGGTGCACGGGGTACCGGGCTCGACCTCGCAGATCAGGCACCGCTTGTTGAGGTCGGTGGCCTGTGTGTCGCGGCCGATGCTCACGAGTTCATCGAAGGTGATCACTGGGCCTTCCCTTTCTGCCGATGATGGAGGGGTGGGCAAGATCAACTCTATTGGGTACCCACTATCTAGTACAGATGGTGAGCCGCGAAGATCCATGAATTTTCGCAGGTCAGAGCCCTATAGGACGAGAGGGACACCCCGGGCGGCGGCCTCGTCGCCGACCGCCGACCAGGCCCAGGAGAACCCGGGCGTACTGTCGCCCTCGGCCGCCCGCTTCTGCGCGACGCGCAGCAGCTCCTCGAACTCGACGGCGGTCAGACCGGCGACCTTCAGGCGCACGGCCTGTTTCGCCTCGCCGCCGCGGTGCTCGCAGTCGACCTCGCAGGGCTCGCCGGTCTCCGCGCCGCAGTCGAGGCAGTCGTCGTCCTCGTGGTATGCCGGTGTGTCCCGCCCGACCTTCACCAGCTCGTCGAAGGTCACGACATTTCCTCTTGCTTCGGCTCGCCCTTGGCCGGGGCGGGCACGATCGCGGCGACCTCCCCCCGACCTCGGCGGTGCTTCCACTTTCCGGTGCGCTCGTATCCGCGATCGGCCAGCAGCTCGTCCACCTGCTTCATCAGGTTCCGCGACCAGGTCGCCCGGTGGTACTTCTCTCCCTCCGGGGCGGTGATCGTCTCCGGCTTGTGGCCGGGGTGCGGCTGGCTGTTCCCGTTCAGCCACGTCAGCGTGGCCTCGCTGGCGCTCAACTCGCACTCGATCTGCACGCGCTTCGGAATCTTCGGATCGCTGCGCTTCTTCGGCGTCTTCGGCCTGGCCTTCTTCGCCTCGACCTGCGCCCGGCGGATGTCCTCGGCCGGGGCCTGCGCCGACGCCTCGCCGGCCGACTTGGTGCCGGGCACCTTGCCGTCGGCGAGGAACGCGGCCATCGCCTTCTCCGGGCAGCGGGCGCGCACGTTCGTGTAGTCGACGGTGAAGGTGCCGACCCGGCCACCGTCGAACGTCGCGTCCTCCAGGGACATCACCTGCTTCGGTGCGAGCCGCAGGTTCCACGCGATCGACAGGCTCTTGGGGTTGACCCGCGCCACCTGGTACCACGAGCTGGTGGTGCGCACGAAGTCGCCAGGAGCGAAGTCGTCCGGCCTCCAGATCTTCACGCCGTTCGCCTCGGCCTTGGCGACGACCTCCTCCCAGTGGGTGATCTCCTCCCGCAGGTCGCGCATGATCCGACCGTCCCGGTCGGTGGGCTGCTCGTCGTCGGCGGCACCGCCGTTGCGGCGCTCGATGACGCGCAGCCCGGCCCGCAGATTCTCCAGTCTGCGCAGCGTCCGGTACGGGTCGTTGCGGTGCTGTTCGTAGGCGGCTGCGGCGTCCGCCCGGTGCTGCCAGTGGCTGGCACGGTCCGCATCCTCGAAGCTCTTGCGCATGTTGGTGTCGATGCGGGCGGCGTCGCGGCGGGCCTTCCCCTCGGAGTGGTGGCCGACGAGGATCGGCTGCCCGAACTCGAACCGGCGGGAGATGTCGTCCGCTCTCGCGCGGCGCGCGTTCGAGGAGCTGGCCGCGTTGTCGGCGTAGCCCTCGTACCGCTCGGTGCGGCCCTCGGCGCGCTCGACGCGGTCCGCTTCCGCCTCCGCGAAGGTCCGCCGCGTCCCCTCGTCGATCTCGACGTTCACAGTGTGCCCGGCCGCCTCCAGCGCCCTCGTCGCGTTCTTGATCCGCCAGGTGTCGGCCTCGTTGTCGCGGGAGCGCGGGATGCCGAGCGCGCCGATCGACGGGAACGGGCGGAACCCGTGGTTCTTGACCACCTCCCAGACGCCGTCCCCTCTCACGGAGTCGGTGATCAGGGTGCCTTCCAACCTGCTGTGCGTGATCGTGATGGTCGCCATGCGGCGACCTCCTCTCTGTTCGATGGGCCGCCGGTCAGACGGCCCGGTTGCGGGTCACCGGCGGCCCCCACACCGCCGGCGACGTCTCGGAGTGCCAGGTGTCGGCGTGGCCGCGGCGGGCCTCGTCGTTGTCGTGGACCGAGGTCCCGCAGACGCACACGACGACCGGCTCGGTGGACGCGTCGTCCGCGCGCTGCGCGTCGAGCCGGGCGCGGGCCTCCCGCCGCGAGTCCGCCCATTCACGGATCAGGGCGGTGCCCGCCTCACCGGCCGCGTCGCCCGGGCTCAGGCCACGCTCGATCCCGGCGAGGTAGGCGCTGGCGATCATCACCAACGCGCTGTCCCGCGTGAACTGCTCGACCAGGTCCTCCACTTCCAGGTGCGGCCAGGTGCTGTTGAGGGCCTTCGCCGCGAGCGCGGCGATCCTGCCGGTGGCCTCGCCGAGCCGTTCGACCTCGTTGGGGGAGAGCTGCTGTCCGGGCATGCGCGACCTCTCTTTGGGGCGTGGTGAGGGCGGGGCCGATCGGCCCCGCCCGGTGGTCGGCTGGTCAGCCCGCGAGGTTCTCTTCGCCGAGGCTGGTGAGCGTCACGGCCTGGCCGCCGCGCAGATCGCCGGACGTGTCCACCACGGCCCAGCCCATATCGATGGCGTACTGGACCATGGACCGTCGGGGGCAGGACCCGACCTCGACCTTCACTCCGTCTTCCTGGAGCGTGACGCCGTTGCGCCGGATGGCCTCCAGCACCACCCGCTCCTGAGAAGGCGTCGCCTTCCCGGCCTCGGTGCGCTCGTCTGCGGCCGGGACGTCGTCCTCGTCGACATCCAAGGTGTCGACGGCGTTGAGGAAGCGGCGCAGGCCCTCCTGCTCGGCCAGACGTGCGGCGTTGGCGACCAGGCTGGTGCTCATGCTCATCCCGTAGGAGAGCAGGGACTCCAGCGCCTCGGCCTTCTGCTTGGCCAGGCCCTCGCGGACGCCGTGACGCTCGATGCGCTGCATGAGCTGGCGCCAGGGCTTCGCGTTCGCGGAGGAGACCAGGGCGGCGTCGATGGCCATGGAGAGGTCGATCACGGCGCCCCTGCCGAGTTCGTCGGCCAACCGGGTGCGGGCCTCCTCGTCGGCCTTGAAGGCGCGCTCGGCGCGGTGGGTGAGGCAGCGAAGGGCAGTCGTGGCGTCCATGGCGGGTCCTTTCGGTGGGAGGGGGCGGGGCCGGTTGGCCCCGCCGGGGAGGTAGGTCAGCGGACGCACTTGGACGCCATGAAGGCGTCGACGATGGCGATCGTCTGGCCCCAGGTGGCTTCCGCGTCCATGTGTTCGGTGCCGCCGTAACCGAGCCGGCCGGTGACCCGCGCCTTGGCGGGGACCTCGTCCTCCCCGGGGGGCAGGTTGACCGTCCACGAGTAGCCGCCGTGGCTGACCTCGGTGAGTGCGCCGAGGTTGGTCTGCGTCCAGTTGGTTGCGATCCCGGCCTTGGTGAGCACTTCTGCGATCACGGCGTCCATCTCGTGTCCTTTCGGGGTGGTTTGTTGATCTACATACATCCTTCCACAAGTTCACTTTGGAAAACTCATTTGGGGGCTGAGTATTCACGGAATATCAGCGAGTTGACCTGCGGAAATACCCTTCACGCAGCCTTGATCATTCTAGATATTGGGTACCCACTATCCTTCGGTTATGGATCAAAGCCAGCTACCGGAGCCATACGCCTCCCTCGCCCGCCTCGCTGACGGGGAACCCACTCTCGACCAGGCCGCGGCCCTCACCCGCGCGCTTGAGAACGTCCCCGCCCTGCAACGCTGGCTCAAGGCGCAACGCGGCCGGGTCGTCTCCGACCTCCGTCAGAACCACAGCCGCAAGGAAATCGCGTCGCGCATCAACTGCACGCCGCAGCGCGTCAGCGACATCCTTCAAGGGCACAGCCGAGGGGCTGGCCCCCGCCGCACAGTCAGGCCCGAAGACTGACCGGCCAGTCCGCACACGAAGGCGCCCCGCACACTTCCCTGTGCGGGGCGCCTTCTCGTGCCGGACGCGGTCAGCTCCCGACGATCCGTCGAAGGTCAGCGAGGACCGGGCCAATGTCCTCGTATCCGAACTCGATGTGGCTGATCGCCTTTTCCCCCTGGTACTCGCCGTACTGATGCGAGTTCGGCGCGGTCACCAGGAGGCGACCGTCGCGCAGCTCCGCTCCCGCCCCGTCCGCATGACTGCCACTCCTCCACCACTTCTGGTAGGAGCCGTGCTCGACGATCTGCTCCAGCGCGGCGACCAGCGCGAGCGGTTCCCCGGGCGCGGCCACCGTCCTCTTGTCGACAAGTTGCCAGGCAGCGTCCCGCTCGGCGCCGGTCATCTTGCCCTGGTGGAAGTGCTTTCGCAGGTAACCGTCCATGTACTTTGCGGCGGTCACGTACGCCGATTCGCGGCGCACCTCCACCACGTACCACGGGCTCATCTGCTCGGTGGGTTCCAGTACGGCCGCCATGAGGGGCCTCCTTCGGTGTCAGGTGGGTTGGTGTCTGCGGTGCCTGCGTCGACGGTGAGAGGGGGGTCAGGTGGCGCCGAACAGCTCAAGTTGTTCGGCGTCGTCGGGTACGGCTGGGAGAGGCGGGAGTTCCTGAGCGCGCATCGTCGTGGGCCAGGGAATCTGCGGCTTTGGCGTCGGATGCTCGGCCTCGGCTCGCAGTTCGGCGACGAGACCGGGGTCGATGCGGTGCTCGGCGATCTCCTCAGCCGTAGGGACCCAGCCCGTGGGGATCGACCGCCCGAGCCGGTGAGTGATGCCCTGCACTGTGGCCCACACGCTGTACAGCCGGTCGTCGCGTTCCTCCCATGCGTGCTTCGCGTCCATGGCTTCGCGTAGCGCGTTTGCTTCGGCTCTCCGATTCCGGTCGTTCTCGGCGCTTGCGCGGTTCCGGCGGGCAACTTCCTCGCCATCGAGGAGAGGACGGAGCGGGCCGCGGTCCTCTTTGCGGTCCTTCACGGCTGGGGCGGGCTGCCAGCGCCGCCACAGGGTCAGCGCTTCCCGGCCGTCGGCGGTCACTGCGATCCGTCGCCCTGGACGGGTGAGGAACCCGGCCTTCAGAAGGGGCGCGAGGCGGGACTCATCGAGGGCGCGTCCAGGGCCGCCGGGCGCCAGGTAGTAGCGCAGCGCTCCGTCCGGGGCGTAGTGGAGCTGACTGGCTGCGGCGGCGGCCATCAAGTCGGCTTGGCCAGTGGACCAGTTGAGGTGTTGAGCGCGCTTCTGCTGCCGGGCGCGTTCACGGCGTTCGGCAAGGACCGTGGCGGGGACCGGGGGCGGGGGCTGCTCGCGGACCCGGTCCCCGAAGTTGGCGATGGACGTCAGCGGCCGGTCGCTCGGGTATTGCACCGAGACCCGGAAAGGGAATGGTCCGGCCGCTGCCTGCCGCTCGATGTCGTCGGCGTGGGCAGCGATCGTCTCCTCCGCGTGCCTGGTGAGGACCAGCACGTAGGTGCCGATCCTCTCCCCGTCACGGTCGGCGCCCTCAACGCGGAAGTCCTTCCCGCGCCCCTGGGCGAGGCCAAGGCCGCGCAGGATGCGCGCGATGGCCACGGTCGGGGAGTTGGGTTGGCTGGTCTTCGTCATGGGCTGAGATCTCCTTGGACAGGCCGGGCCGGTCAGCGTCCGTCGTTGGCGGCCAGTTCGATCACCAGCGGCCACCCGGCGTGCTGCGCCTCGTCAAGGGCGTTGTCGTGGGCCTCCTGGTGGTCGGGGACCACGTCGCCGTCGCGAACCATGCCGCTGGTGGCTGCGTGGAATCCGTCGACGACTTCGGCGGCCTGGTCGGCAAGGTCGTCAAGGGCGGCCTGCCGGGCGAACTCCGGTCGGAGGTCGGTCCAGAAGTAGCCGCACCCGGGCTCAGGCTTGCCCTCGAAGGAGCGAGCGGCGACCACATACACATCCACCGTTTCCTGCTCGACCATGAACCAGGCAAGGACCTTCGCCCACGCCTTCTCGGTGGTGTACTCCTCCACCAGGTACGTGAACGGGCCCTCGCCGTCGAGCCGTCCGGGACCGGCGACGGACACCGTGAAGTCGCGCGCTGTCTGCTTGTAGTCGTACGGCAGGTCGTAGAGCGGGCCCCGCTCGGCGACCTCGTCGACCCGATGGGCGGCGGGCATCTCCGGCTTCTCGGACCGCGCGGCCTTCTGGCTGGCGGCCTTGCGGGTCAGCCAGTCCAATTCGGCCGCGCCGCGCAGTTCGTTGAGGAGCTGGAGCTGCTTGCCGATGCCGAGTCCGGCCAGCGGCGCCTTAGCGTCCGGCCACACCTGGCGTGCGGCCTGGACGTAGGCGGCTCCGGCGAGGATGGTCACCTCGCGGGCGCGGTCCACGCCGAGCTTGCGGGCCTGCGCCTGGAGCAGCAGGTCCGATACCGCATCGCGGTCGCCGATGTGGGTGTCGTAAGGCTCCAGCTCGGTGTCGAGGGTGACGAGGCCATGGCGGGCGCTGAGCACGAGGACCAGGGCGTCATGCTGCTCGGCGAGCGAGGCGGCTGCTCCCCAGCAGGCGCGGAAGTACGAGCCTGTGTACAGCTCGCGTGCGGGGGCCGTGTGATCGAGCTTCTTCACGGAGCAGGCGATCACGTAGACGCGGTCGGTGCGGGACGTGGGCGGCACAGTGGCCATCTGGGGTCCTTTCGTCGGTGGCCGGGTGGTGTCCGGACGCTGTCCGGGCAGGTGACGCGAGGTGCGCACCGACTGTCCGGACAGCGCCCGGACACGCGTCCGGGACGTGTCCGGGGCGTGTCCGGGCGACAGTCAGGCCGGGGTGAGGGCGTTGACGAGGGCGCGGGCGAATTCGCCGGACACCTCGTGGCGGTGGCCGGTGATGTGGCGTCGGGCCTCGTCGCGGTCGCTGGTGTGGCGGGCGAAGCCGCACTCGCAGATCGCGACGCTCGCCGACGAGTTCCGCCGCGCGCCGCCGCCCGGCGGGTAGCGGTACCCGTCCGGCTCGGTGGTGCGGGTGCGGTGGTCGCGGGCGAACAGGCCGATCTGCGCCGTGAGGGACTGCCGAACCTGGTTGCGGTCGTCGACTACGACCAGGCCACGTGCCCGGAGGCGGGCGGTCGCTGCCGGGGGGATGAGCCAGATGCCGCCAGTCATGACCCGCTTGATGGGGTCGTACTGGGCGTCGCGGACGGAGTCGATGAGCAGCAGGTCGGAGCAGGTCGCGTCGGTCAGGGCCTTCGCGACGGGCAGGTGCGGCCGGAGCCGGATCGAGCGGGGGTGGCTGGTGACGTGCTCGCCGACCTGCCGGTGCGCGGTCCAGGAGATGAGCATCCCGCCGTCGGTGGTCACGTCGATGTCGAAGTTGCGGCGCACGGCCCGGCCGAGGAGCCACAGGGCCTGTCCCTCAGTGGCGTTGCCCTCGGTGGTGCCGCCGATGTGGGTGACGGTCTCGTAGAACATGCTGGGCCCTTCGCTGGTCAGGCGGCGTCGGAGTAGAGGGCGTGGACCAGGTCGGCCCATCCCCGGTGAACGTCGATCAGCGCGTCGAGGGCAGCCATCGCCATCTCGTCGTTGCAGTCGTTGATGCGGTCCAGAGCGCCCAGGCGCCAGGCGCGCAGCGAGTTGGCGTGCGCGCGGGTGGTGGAGTGCGGCAGGTCCAGCGCGGGCAGTGTGGGCAATTCGCCGGTGACGGGCGCGGTGACGTAGGGGAGGAGGATCGTCGGGACGTCGGTGGCCGCCAGGCAACGGCGGGCGGCCTTCAGCGCGGCCTTGGTGGCGTCGTCGAGTTGCCCGGTGAGGTCGTCGGTCGAGTCGAGGAGCGCGGCCGAGGCGTCGTGGAGGTGGCGTGCGGCGGCCTCGTAGGCGCGGCGCTGGGGGTGGATCATGGCGCGCCCGCGTACCAGGTTGCCGAGCAGCCGGGCGCGGGTCGCTGCCTTCGCGTGTGCGTTCACGATGCTGTCCTTCGGGTTCGAGTGGTCAGGCGGCGGCCATCGCGGCGGCGGCCGAGTGGTAGCAGGCGATGGAGCGCAGGCCGGCCGGGCAGTTGCAGTTGCCGGTGATGGCGGTGCGGTAGACCTCGCTGCCGTCGTCGGAGACGACGAGGAAGATCCGGTTCGCGCGGAGGGGGATCACGGCGCCCAGCTCCAGGAGCTCGACAGCCTTGGTGACTTGCCAGCCGTGGTGTCCGCCCTGGTTGGTGCGGGCGGCGCGGTGGATCTTGCGGCGGCACTTCGGGCCGTAGCCGTCGGGGCTGGGGCGGCGCAGGATGCGGCGGCACTTGAGGCACCGGGCCGGGTGGTTCGTGGTGGTGGCTTGAGTGCTCATGTCGCGCCCCTTTCGCCTTACTTGGTGGTGTGGTGTGACATTCACCATCTTACCCAAGTCAACTTTGGAAAATCCATTTGGGAAACCTGGATTGGCAAAAGGACAGCAAAGATCGGCGTGTCCGGACGCCCCCCCGGACAACCCCGGACAACCGGTCCGGACAGCACGACGCCCCGCCCTCCCACCAGGGAGAACGGGGCGTCCGGATGTGTCCGGCGGCTACTGCGCGGGCTCGGCCGCCGGCCGCTTGCACTGGTCGTGGCGGTCGCAGTTACACCGCTTGCAGTCCACGCACATCTGGCCGGCCACCAGGCCGCAGGCGCCGCACCCGCCGGTCGCGTCCAGTTCGGCATCGTCGAGCGCGATACACAGGTCCACCAGCGCCTTGTGGTTGAAGCGACGCCGGGGCCTGCACTTCCCGTCGCAGAACTCCGGCCCACCCAGCAGCACCGAGTCGTCGTCAGGGTGCCCTTCGCACTGGAACGCGCACGGGTCGCCGGGCTCGACCGTGATCGTCACCGCGTGCGCCTTCAGCACGCCCTCGCCGCCGTTGTCCGCCTGCGACCGCGCCGCATCCACCGCCGCGATGGTCTGCGGGTAGTCGTTGATCTCCTGGTTCTGTGCACGGTGCACGCCGAAGACGAGCGTCCGCAGCTCGACGTCGTCCTTGCAGTCGAACTGCTGCTCCTCGATGGCGGGGTGCTCGATGGTGACCTGATACATGCCGTGCTCCTTCATCGTGTTGGCTGGGGGGGGCGGGTCAGCAGGGGAGGGCGGGCGCGATGCGCTCGACGGCGACGATGTCCCAGGCCGCGCTCTCCACGGACATGCCGAGCGTCCAGGGCGCCCGGTAGGTGGCGTGACGGTCACCCTTGTCGACGCCGTACACCCGGGCCCAGAACTGCGGGGCGGGGGCGGCCGAGATGCCGGTGTCCAGGACGGTCAGGCGCGCGCCGTGCGCGTGGAGGATGTCGCCGGGCACCACGGACAGTCGGGGGACCTCCAGGGCGATCCGCTGGTTCCCTTCCGCGTGCAGCTCGGCCAGCGCTGCCGGGTCGGCCTGCGCGAGGTAGCGCAGGGCATCGCCGAGGTCGCGCACGGCCATGGCGTGCTCCTCGCCTGTCGGCGCCTGGGGGCCACGCAGGACGGCGGCCGAGGTGCGCGCCGCGCACTTCGCCTCGTCGACGCGGGAGGTGTCAACGAGTTCGCAGCGGTCCGCTCGCCAGGCCGAGCCTTCTTCGGTCTCGACCCAGGTGTGCGGGCCGCTGCGCATCAGGCTCGCGACGGTGCGGGTGCCGCCGTCCGTACACACGATCCGCTCGCCCTTCTTGAACGGCTGCGGCTGGTGCAGGGGGTCCAGGTCGACGCCGCACGCGGCGGCCTGTGCCATCGCCTTCTCGACGCTCGCGGCGTACCGGCCGTCTTCGATCTCGTGCGCGGGGCCGGTGAGCTTGTGCAGCTCGCCGTTTCGGGTGGTCAGGGCGACGGGCCAGGCGTCCGTCAGGATGGCGACGATGCCTTCGCCGGGGATCACGAGCAGGTCGCCGTCGTGGATGCCGTCGCCCTGTGAGGCGTCGTACGCCTCGGCGGTGCAGTCGAAGCGGTGCACGGCCGGGTTGGTAATGGGCGGGCGGGCGGGTTCGGGCGGGTTGGCGCCGTCCTTCTCGGCTGCCGCGAGGGCGGCCTCGCGGGAGGTGGCGCGGTCGCGTGCGTGGTCGACACAGGAGGGGCAGAAGTCGGCGACGCGGGCGGCGCGGGTCTCGTCCAGGTCGCGGGCCTTGCGCCGGTCGCACAGCGTCATCGGGGCGAACGGGTCGGCGAGGTGGGGGGCGTCGAAGTCGTCTTCGCCGTCGGTGCGGACGGCGGTGACGTCGGCGCGGGCGCGGAGGTCGGCCATGTTGGCGCGGGCCTGGTCGGCGTCGGTGACGGTGGCGCCGAGAGCGAAGGCGGCGGACGCGAGGGGGGAGGCGGAGGCCAGGCGCTCCGCGTAGGACTCGGTCACTATTCGGGCCTTTCGTGTGATGGTGGGTGGTTCACCATCAATTATACCCAAGTTAACTTTGGAAAAACCATTTGGGTTTGACGTTTTTGCAGGTCAGCGCCCTGCGAGCGGCAGCGCCTCGACCGTCACCGCAGGGCGGGGCGAGGCGGGGCGAGGCGCCGACCTGCCCGGAGTCGTCAGGTGTCGCCAAGCGCGTCGGGGTGGACCGGGCAGGGCCCGAACCCGCTGCCTTGGCTGGCGAGATGGGCGTGACGGCGCCCGCTGAAGCTGCACGCCGCCTTCGGGTCCTCGTCGCAGAACTCGACGCACGTGCAGTCCTGCACCTCGTCGACGGACGCGCCTTCCTGGTGGGCGGCCACGGCGTGGCCTCAGTGGTTCGCAGCCTTGGGCACCTTGACGTCGGGCCTGTGCGCGAAGACGCACCGCGAGGAACGCAGCATCCTCTCCGTCGCCCAGCCGCGCTCCTTCATGCGCTCCGCGAGGATGTCGAGGCATGGACCGTGCCAGGGGTCGTCGCGGCGGACGGCCCGGCCGCCTTCCAGCCAGTAGAGGGCGACGCGCCCGTGGGTACGCGGGTCGATGACGTACCCGCGAACATTCCGCTGCTCGTCGACGGGTTCGCTGATGTCGTGATGGTCAGTCAGCGTGGCGTAGGCGAGGCCACTCAGGACCTCGCGAGCGGCTGCGACATCGGGGTCCGTCACGTGCTTGGGGGTGCAGCCCTGGGCGGTGCCTTCGTGCTGGACTACTACCCCTTCAATGGGTTGTCCGGACACATCCGGGGCGGTGCCGGTCGCGTCCGGCTCGGCATCCTCGTCGTTGTCCGTGAAGATCCGCACGGTCAGGTCGAGTTCCCCGTCGGGGGCCATCGCCAGGCGGTGGGACAGCTCAGGGAAGGCACCTTCCTTGCCGTCGGTCAGCGCGTTCACGGCGGCGCGGACGCGGTCGGCATGGTCGCGCTGGAAGGTCATCGCGCGGCGCTCGGTGTCGCCGTTGGCGAGGGCGTCGGCGTACACCGGGTCGTGCGCGCGCAGGTAGTCCAGGGCGGCACCCAAGCGGGCAAGGGCTTCCCGCCAGTCCTGGCTGGCGGGGTCGGGGTCGGTGCGCACGCGGGCGGCAGCCTCGTTCGCCTCCTGGCGGTGGGCGGCGATGGCTTCGCGGGTGGCCGCTTCGGCGTACCGCTCACGCTCGTCGGCCATGCGGCGTGCGACGGTCACGCATACGCCGCAGAAGCGGTCGGTGGCCTCGATCTCCTCGACGGTGAGGCGCCGGATGGTGGGCCTGCCGCACAGGCCCATGCCGGTGTCGTGGGCGTAGTGGGCAAGTAGGCCCTTGCCCAGCCTGGCGGGGTGGACGTTCGCGCGCTCGTGGAGCGGACGGTTGCCGGTCATTTGGGATCCTTTGGTCGGGTGGTGTGTACAGCACCATCATACCCAAATGGATTTTGGAAATATCATTTGGGTGCGAGTTTTTGCAGGCCCCCGGGACACCAGCGCGTTTGCCAAAGTCGCCTTGTGGAATGCTGGGGGGCATGACCGATCGCCCGAAGGCCAAGCCCTCCCACGAGCCGAGCCAGGACCTCACTGATGCTCAGGCCGCGATGGACGAGGCGTGGAAGGTGTACGAGGAGAAGCGTCACGCCTATCGCAAGGCCATCGCCGACGAACTCCGCGCCTCTGGGATCTCGCACGCGAAGATGGCCGCGCTCACCTCGTACACCGAGGAGACCGTCCGGCACATCGCTCGGGAGTACAAGGTCCCGCCGAAGCGCAAGCCGACCGTCCGCCCCCTCAAGGACTGACGTCACGCCCCGCGCTTTGCCCGGTCCACCCCGCCGCCTCTCGCGCGAATGCGGGCGATCTCGACCTTGGCGCGCGCGACGACCGCAACCACGGCGACGACGCAGCCGCTCAGCAGCACCCACACGAACGCTGTCGTACCCGCCATCGTCGTCTCCTGCCTGCCGCACCTGAGGAGGCAGGAGAGTACCGCCCCAGCACACCGACGGGCCGCGCACCAACTCGTGCCCGGCCCGTCGGTGTGCCCGGGGTTGGTTACATATCCGGCTCACCTGCGGTGACTGTGAAGCCCAAGGCGATGTCGACGGTGACCGGCTCCCCGCCGACGCTCGTGGTGACGCGGAGCTGGCGCGTGCCGTCCGGGCTGGGCTCCAGCTCCCACATCTCGTGGACCAGCTCGGAGGCCGGGCCGGGGATGAGTTCGCCGGACCGGGCGAGCAGGTGCGTGATCAGGCTCGCGACCTGGCGGACGGCCGGGTGCTCGGCGGCGGCTTTCGCGCGGGGACTCATGGCGGGCTCACATTCTTCCGGGTGGGATTAACTTCAATTCCATTCTTTCCGAATTACCTTCCCGGCATCCGCGAATTCCTGGATTGGTTCACTTAATTCGCCGATAATGCAGGAGGGCCCACCACCGGTAATTGGTGGCGGGCCTCTGTGATGTACGGGGCAGGCGTGCGGGCTTGCGGCTACAGCACTCGGAACAGGAAGGCGACGAGAATCGCGGCGATCATCAGTGACCCGGCGATCTGTTGCTCGCGCGGCAGGTCGAAGAAGTTGAACCGCTTGGGCTCGATGATCTGCTCGCCGTCGGGGATGTGACCGCCGTGCTTGAGGACGCGGTGGCTGTGGCGCTCCTGCGCGAGTGCGCTGCGAGTGTGCACCGGCAGCGACGTGGTGCGGCACTGCGTGCACCGGTAGCGGTACATCGCACCCCCCTCCATTTCAGATCACCCCCCATGATGCTCGATTTTCCAGGCGGACGGGCCCCTCTCGGTGTCCTGCACATACCGGTAGCCCTTCGCGATCTCCTCGCCCGTCCAGACGTCGTCTGGCGTATGGGCCCCCTCTTCTGGGGCGTTGGTGGCGTTGTTGGCGTTGGCGTTGGCACTCTCACCTGCAACAACGCCGGACCCCTGGGGGGAGCCCTGGGTGGGGGGCAACGGCGGGAAATCGTCGCGGTGCACGCCCGGCCCGTTCCCGGCCTCTGCGCGCACCCCCGTTCGAATGGCGATGTGGGCCTCGCCGAGCACCCTCCGGACGGCCCGGGTGTCGGCCAGGGAGAGGTGCTGTCGGAGGGTGGTGAGGAGCACCCCGCGCCCCTCTCCGACGAGCCGGTGGAGAGCGTGGATTACGTCGTTGCGGGAGGGCCCGGCGGGGGTCTCGTCGGCGCCCTCGGTGGACTTCTCGTCGGCACCCTCGGTGGACTCCTCGGCCGGGTCGTCGGCGGGGCCTTCAGGCGAGCTTTCGGGGGCCTTGGCGAGATCGGCCGCAGAGGTCGTTTCGTGGGTCTTCCCGAGTCGCTTGAGCCTGCCAAGGACTCCGCCGCTGGGGGTGTCCTTGGAGTTCTCCTTGCTGGCTTTCTCCACCTTGGCGGGAGCTTCTTCCGGGTTATCGCCACCCTTGGGCTTCTCCCCCGGCTTTCTGATTTTCTGGCCCTTCTCCCCCGTGACCTTTTCGCTCTTCTCCCCCGCCTTGTTGCCCTTCTTCTTGCCACCGGGCTCAGGGATTCGGCCGGTTCCGGCGGCGATGAGGAGCAGGAAGAGAGCGGCGGCTACGGCACCCGGGGCGGCAGGGTGCTGGGCGGGCGCGGTCGCCAGGACGTAGCCGAATGCTGCTGTGATGCCGAGGCGGGCGGGAATGCTGCCGCCCTTGCCGATGGAGCCGGTCGCCCAGGCGTAGAGAAGGACCAGGAGTAGCCGCCCGCCGCGCAGCAGGCACAGGACGCCGATGATGGCGCCGTGCCCGGCCCTGGCGAGGCCACGAAGCAGCGGAGGGCCGCCCCGGCGACCGGCGGCCACGGCGAGCGGTCCCAGTTCCTTCAGTGGCCTGACGTCGTAATAGGGGCTGAGGTCGGGGAGTGCCAGAGCGCGGCGACGCTGCTCGGGATCCTCCTCGCCGACGTCGTCCTGGTCCTCGTCGTCGGCCAGCTCGGGTTCGTCGTCCAACTCGGGCTGGGCGAGTGGCGGGACGGGGAAGGGGACGGCCACGGGCGCAGGCATGCCCCACTCCCCCGCCGCCTCGTCGTCGGGGTCGGGGACTGGGTACAGGTGCGGGGCGGTGCTCATCAGGCCGCCAGTTGTGCGGAGACGAGGGCGATCTTCTCCGCGAGGATGCCGAGGCCGCCGTCGGCGCTGGAAGCGATGTAGAAGAGCGGGATGCCCATCGTGACCAAGCCGCGCAAGGTCAGTTTCTTCCACGAGATGATCGCCATCATGCACAGGCCGATCGCGGGGAGGGTCAGTTCAGGGGCCACGCTGTTGACCAGTACCAGCAGGTCGTTGACGACGCCCTTCACGATGGAGAAGGGCCAGCCGGTTGCCGCGTAGGAGGCTCCGGCGAGGATGGACAGGAAGAGGGTCCATCCCCAGCCGAGAGGCTTGACCTTGCCCCCTCCGGATGTGCCAAGGATGAGAACAACGGTGAGGAAGGTGGCGAGTCCGAAGGGGCCGAGCGAGCCGATCAGGCTGTTCATGCGGTGTCCTTGGAGTGTGGTGGTCGGGCGGGGCTACAGCTCAAGGTCGGTGGAGCCGTACAGCAGGGTGCCGACGACCATGGAGATCAGCGGGATGCGCCCAGCGAGGGCGAACAGGGGGAACCAGCCGCGGGTGCGGTTGTCGAGCGCCCAGACGCCGACGGCGACGCCGTACCAGAGACAGACGTGCCGGTCGGTCCACGAGCCGTAGGTGTGCACGAGGTACGCCGTCTCGGCGGTGAAGTACTGCGGGATGCCGAAGAAGAAGCCGGCGGCGAGTGCGGTCCCGTTGTAGAGGGCCCAGCGCTTCGGGGCTTCCAGCCCGAGCCACCACTGGATCAGGGACTGTTTCGGCGCCGGCTTGCTGTCGAGGTAGGCGGGGCGCTGGTAGACCCGGGGAGGGCCGGTGTGCTTGCGGCGCCACTTCTTGCGGAGCCACGCTGGGATGGCGCTGCCGTCTTCGGCCTCGTCCTCGTCACTGCCGTCGGGGGCTTCGAGCTGCATCGCGCATTCCTGGCACCAGTAGGCGACGACTTCACCTGTGGTCTGGGAGTGAACCGCGTGCGGGGTGGGGTGGTCGCAATTCTTCGTGGCGGTGGCCTCTCCCCCGCCCTCGTCCTTGGTGGTGGACGTGCCGGGGACTGGGGGTTCGCCTGCGTCGAGGGGCGGCTTCTTCAGCGACCACCAGTCAGGCAGCCGGGCGGCGCCTGAACGGGGGTCCGGAACGGTGTCCGCGCTGGCCGGGGCCGTGTCCGGGCTATCCGGGGCGTTGGTGTCCGCCATGTCCGGGGCCGGGTCCGGCTGTCCGGCGTCGTCGTTCTTGGGCGCGTGGTCGGGTTCGATGCGGTCGGCGAGGTCGTTGAGGCGGCCGAGGAGGACGCGGGGCCGGAGGTCCATGGTCAGTTCCTTCCGTACGGCTTGAGGGCCCGGGCTGCGCGGCTGCCGAGGTCGCGGCCGTGGCCGCGGTGGCGTCGGGCGATGCTGCGCAGCACGGGCACGGCGCTGTCGGCGGGCACGATGCGGATGCCGTCGAAGATGAGCTCGCCGCCGTCGACGGGAGCGCCGTGCATGACGACGAGGGAGATGACTGGCACGCCCAGCACACGGGAGACGGTCGCGGTCTCATGGCGTAGGCCGCGCAGCCGGTCGGTGACGTCCAGGTCGCCGTGGAGGAGGCGGCCCCGCACGATGCGGACACGGCACCGGGCGTCCCAGCGCTTGGTGTCGACGGCGATGGCCACGCCCCGGGGCGACACCACGAGGTGGTCGACGTTCGCCCGGCCGGTGGGCAGCGCGAGGTCGTGGAGGACGGTCCAGCCGAGCGGGCGCAGGACGGCCAGCAGACGGCCGGTGCGTCGCTCACCCTCGGCACCGGCGGCGAACTGAGCGGCCTGAGCGGCCTGACGGCCCCGTACGGTCTGGATGCCGACCAACTCCGCGAGGCGCACGAGCGGCGTGCGGAGCTGGCGGGCGCGGGCCGCCGCCGACCGCCCGGCCCGGCCGGGGCGGCTGCCCCAGACGAGCCAGGCGAATACGGCGGCAGCCAGCAGGAGCGTGCCGATGCTCATGACGCGGTCCGCTTCCGACGCTGGATCTCGCGGTGGACGGTGCGGCGGACGGTATCCGCCGCCGCCTTCGGGTGGACCTTGTGGACGCGGGCGAGGAAAGCGGGGTCGTCCTTGTCCATGTGCGGGTTCTGGTCGAGGGCTTCGCGGGCCATGGCGGCGATCGACGGAACGGCGAAGTCGCGCACGGCGTCCTCGTTGCCCTGGCCGCCGGACATGTCCGCGCCGTTGTCCGTGTCCTGCCCGGACGCGAGCGGGACGAGCGGCCCGGGCGGGGTGGTCGCCTGCGCGGACACGGTCCCGGACGACTGTCCGGCCGCGGTGGTCTGGGCGGGTAGAGCAGGCTCCGGGGCTGGCTCGGCCGGGGTCTGTCCGGACGCCGGGGCTGACCCGTCCGGACGCTGTCCGGGCTGGGCCGGGGCGGTCAAGGCGGCGGCCGGGGCGGTCATGAGGGCCTGCGCGGTCTGGTACTCCGGGCCGCCGACTGCGCGCCGGTACGCCTCGCCGCGGTATAGGCGGCGCAGCTTCTCGCCAAGCAGCGCGCGGCCGGCCGCCTCCTGCTCCTGGGCGACGACCCAGTTCGTGACGCCCTTGGACAGCTTCACCTGCGTACGGCGCAGCAACAGCGCCCAGAAGCCCTTGGAGAGAAGGTCGACGACGGCACCGACGGCACCGACCCACGGGAGACCGTTGCTGTAGCCGTAGACGAACACGGCTCCCATGCCGATGACCAGGGCGACCCATCCAGCGATGCGGGCGGGGCGGGCGCGGTCGGGGTCGATCCGGCCGTCCAGCCACTCAAGGGCAAGGCAGCCGAGCCATGACGCGGTGAAGACCAGGCCGATCAGGTAGGCCACGAAGGGGTGCAGCAGCTCTGCGAGGAGTCCGCCGACGCTGGCCGAGGTCCCGATGAACGCGGCGACCGTGAGAAACACAGCGAGGCCGATGACGCCACGCAGAACGACGGTTTCCCAGTCCTTCGGCGGGACGGGCTCCTGAACGTAGTAGCCCTCGGTGTGGGTGGACTCTCGCCCGTCGATGACGGTGACGACCTGCCGCTGCTTCTTCACGCGGCGGTACTTCACGCCGGGCTCCTGGTACTGCGGGGCGTCGGGATTCTCGGGCATCGGGATGCCTTTCAGGGGGGCGACATGGAGGGGAAGGCCGGGCCCGCCTTCGGGCAGCGGGCCCGGCCTGTGGTGCAGGCCGCAGAGGGGCGGCCGTTCCCCAACGCGTGCTCCAGCCGCCGCTACTTGGGCGGGTCGGAGTGCTTCTGCGTGGGGCGCTTCTCGGGCGGGTAGTAGCCGCCGCGGTCCGGGTCGTAGACGGTGGCGTGCCGGTCCTCCGCCCGTGCGGGATCCCGGGTTGGCATGTCCTTGGGCAGCGGGCTCACGAGTCGCCCCCCGTCCCGTGGGCGCCGAGGGCTTCCACAGCGGCGACAGCGGCCCTGGTGAGACCAACGACCTGCTCTCCGCTGGTGGTCGCGGGCCGGCCGAGCATCCCGGCCTGGCAGTTCGCCTCGATGGCGTGGGACAGGCGGACGACGGCGCCGATCGCCGCGTAGACCGCGGGTCCGGGGTTCTCGACGTTATTCACTTGCCCCACCTGGCCTTGGCGGTGTCGGCGGCGCGGGCCTTGGTCAGCCCGGACTGGATGCGTGCCTCTGTCGCACGGTCCTCCCGCTCCTCGGGGGTGCCGTAGTCGGCAGCGCACTGCGCGAGGAGGTCCGCGGCGGACTGTCCCGGCTGGGTCTCTACCTTGTCGCGCTTGAAGAGAGCCATCAGACGGCACCCGCCCGCGTGGACAGGGAGGCGAGGACGCCGCGAAGGCGGATCGCGTACTCGCCGCGGGTGATGCCGCCGGTGTGGCTGGGGGCAACGGTCAGGGCCGTGCGCGAGACGTGCGCGGCATCGCTGCCGATGCGGCGGCCGCACACCTTGTACGCCTCAGCGCCGACGCTGACCAGCAGTGCATCCTGCTCCAGCAGTGCCGTGGGCCGTGTCGTCGTGAAGTGGGCGGCGACCTCGGCCAGGACGAGGGCGACCTTTTCGGTGTGCTCGGGCTGGACGGAGGTATGGCCGTCCGCCGGAATCAGATCAGTAGAGTGGCCCATTGCGTCAACTCCTGTAGTGGCAGGGCTTGGCGTTCCCGGCACCGTGTGCGACCGCGGAGCCAGGGTTGTGGCGGCCCGGTATGCGACTACCGGGCCGTCACTTTCGGTTTGTCCCGGCTTTGCGTGCGACCGCGCGGCTGGGGCTGATGAAGTTGTGATGCGACGATGACGGTGCGTCAACACCGCCGAACGATAGGCTAGCCTATTGCTCTCCGGCGGTGCTACACACCCGGAGAGGGGCGACTGTGGCCAGTTCGAACAACGAGGAGGTACAGCGAGTGAGAGCCGCGATTGCCGCCCTGTTCGAGGAGGACACGCCAGAGGAACGCTTCATCCGACTCACCCGCCTGCTCACCGACTGGCCGGAGCTGCACGCACAGGTGCGGCAGATGCGTCAGGCGACCGGGGACGATCTGCACGACAACGGCATGACGTACAAGGAGATCGGCGCACTGATCGATGTCACGGAGGGCCGTGCGAGGCACATCGCCAAGGGCATCGTGCGCCCGGTGCGCGACAACGCGAAGGCGAAGAGGAAATCCGGCGAAAAGCCCGAGGCGGCTGGCGAGTAGCGGCCGGGCGCCGTGGACAGCCGGCCGGCCGCGTCGCGGATACCGGATGGCCCGCGGGGGCGGGGATATCGGGCGGGCGCGACAGGGCGACCGGGACTGAGCATGCAGCGGCCCCCGCTCCGGGGACTCCAGGGCGGGGGCCGCTGCTATGTGGTCACCGTCGGCCATTGCCGCCGCGCGACCGGTCGTTGACTTCCTTCACCTTCTCCGAGACCGTCTTGCCATCCTGGGAGCCGTGCGGGTCTCCCGGGTTCTGAGGGGCGTTACTGGGGGCGTGGTTCACGGTCACTCTCCCGCTCCTGCGACTGGGGTTGGGGTTGGGGTGTTGTGCGTGCCCCCGGCGGGGTTGCGACCCACCCGCCGGAGGCGTTGCGCGGCCCGCAGACGGCGCCGGCCGTTAGTGGCCATCCGGTGCCGCCCCATGGATGCGGGCATGACCGATACGTGCAGAAGCCTGTCCTGCGACTGGCTATGCACCTCGATCCAGCAGCTCTAAGGTGTACTAGTACACCTGTCGGTGTCAATCCTGTCGCCGATAGTCACGAGGAACGGAGGAGGGTGTGGCACAAGAGGAGAAGGCGAAGTACCTGCAGATCGCCGAGGAGATCATCGAGCGGATCGAGTCTGGTGAACTCACGCCGGGCGATCACGTGCCGTCGGTCCGGGACATCATCGCCGCGCACCAGGTGGGCGCGGCGACTGCGGGCAAGGTGCCGGGGGTTCTGCGGCAGCGCGGCTACGCCGAGACAGTACGAGGCGTGGGCACCGTCGTCCGCGCCCGCCGCACTGTCGTGCCGGGCTCGGAGCGGCTGACCCGGTTGCAGACCAACACGAGCCTCGGGCCGGACGAGCGGGTCGAGATTCTGGCGCTGCGCCGCGAACCGGCAGAGCAGGAAGTCGCGGACGGGCTCGGCATCGAGCTGGGTGACCAGGTGGGGCTCAGGCGGCGCCGCTACCTGGACAAGGCCGGAGTTGTCACCGTCTCGTCGACGTGGGTGGCGGGTGCTGTCGTGGACGCGGCGCCCGCCTTCCTTGAGCCGTCGCCGCTGCCGAGGATGACGTTCGGGCTCATCGAGGAGGCCACCGGGCGTCGCGTCTCGCGGCGGCGGGACACTCACGACATCCGCCCGGCCCCTGCCGACATCGCCGGGCACATGGGAGTCGACAAGGGCACCCTGCTCCTAACGGTGATCAACCACTACTGGGACCAGTTCGGCGAACCGACTGAGTTCGCGATCGACTACGTCGGCCCCGGTCGATCGCTGTCGACGGAGTACGCCGTCGACTGAACTCCTGGTCCGCGTGCAGCACCGCGACTATGTGCACAGTTCGGCCCCCTTCCCCGCTGGTCGCTGAGAAGGGGGCCGAGTTGCGGGTCCGGACACTGTCCACGAGTCCTGTCCGGACGATGTCCGTGCTGGTAGCGGGGGCTATCGGCGTCCGGCCGCGAAGAGGGCGGCGACGCCGATCACGGCCCGGTGCAACGCCTGGTCAATGAGCGCGGGGGCGCCCGGGTCGTTGACGAGCCAGCCGCTCTTACCTGCCTTGTGCGCGGCGCGGACGACGAGCGGGGCGCCGTCCTCGGCGGTCTCGGGCCAGTGCCCGGCGCAGCGGTCGATGACGTAGTGCGACCCGCCGGACAGGGCGAGGGCCAGGCCCGCGCGCCGCCAGTCCAGGCCGAGGCGCAGGTATCGGTCGGCGGCCAGCAGTGCGAGGGCCTGCGCGGCGGTGTATGAACCGACGTGCCGTGCGCAGACGAGGGCGCCGTCGCGCCCGTCGTTGCCCTTGGCGACAGCGTCAGCATCGCGCTGGAGGATGTAGTCACCGATCTCGTGCGCTGCCATTAAGGCGACGTACGCGGCTCCGGCGCGGGCGCCGGGCGACGCGGCTCCGGTGACGCGGGCGGGGAGGTGGACGACGGCAGTGCGGGCTGCTCCGGCCGCCGTACGGGACGCGGTGCGGGCGGCGCGGCGGGCGGGATCGAGGTTCATCGTGAGGCTCCTTCGGAGAGGGTGCGGGCAGGGACCCGGGCGGCGGAGGCGGCTGGGGCTCGGTGGACAGGAATAGTTGGGTGCCGCCACGTCGTCGTCGCGCACGGTGCGGCTCCCTTCGGTGTCGGGGTCCAGCCTTGCGGGGCGTCGGCTGGCGTTGTGCCCAGGACTGGGCAGTACGGAAGTGGGACAGCTCACGGACAGCGGCGGCGGGGTGGGCTGGCCGTCCGGGGTGGTGCGGGCCTGTTCGATCGCGGCGAACGCTTCGGAGAGGGCGTCTCCGGCCAGGCTGCGAGGCACGGTGGCCCGGTACTCGACCCGGACACCGTCCAGGACAGGTTCGACGCGTGTACGGACGATGTCCGAGCCAGTCGGGCCGGGGACGTCGTCGCAGAGCGGCGGCATGTCCGGACGGTCGTCGACGATATTGTCCGAGCTGTCCGGACTGTGTCCGGGGCGGGTCACTGCTCGCTGCCCGCTTCGTTCAGAGTCGACCCGGCCGGGGGCGTCTGCTGTCGCATCGGCTCGGCGTCGGGCACGGTCACGATCGGCACGCCGGAGGTGAGCTTCGGGTCGGGCGGCTGCGCGGCCTGGTCGTGGACGAGAGGCGGGCAGGCGGGCGGTTGGTTCCACATGGGGTGCTCGGGGCGCAGCAGGACGTACGCCACGTCCAAGAGGCGGGCCGCCGTGCTGTCGGCGGCCTCGCGGCTGACCGAGTACGGAGCGCACCGCGTGAGCGCATACGCCAGCTCGGCGACGGCTAGGGGCCGTACGCCGTCGGCGGGCCGCAGCGCCTCGTCCCACTGGAAGTCGCAGCGCTGGCAGGAGCGTTCCAGCCGCTCGGGCAACGGACCGCGCATCTTAGTGCGGCCGTTGTAGTCCCACAGGCCGCGCGGCGACTCCGGCCGGTAGCGGGTGAACGCTTCGTTGTAGGAACACTTGGTGCACACGGTCAACTCGCCGGAGTACGGCGGCAGTTCGCTGCCGAGCTGCTGCTCGCCGACCTCTTCCGGGAGCCGCTTCCTGGTCGCGGTGGTGGTGTCGTGGTTCACGGGACGTGCCCTTCGAGTCGGGTCTGATGGGTCCGTGCGGGTCACGCCGCGCCCGCGCGGGAGACGGGGATGGTAGGGCCTTCAGCTATCCCCGGCCCCGCGCCATGCCCACCCTCGGCGGTAGGCGGGAACGGGGGTGCTGAGGGACTGTTCGGCTCGGTCGCGACCGTGGCCATGCCGTCGAGCGCGAAGGCTTCTCGCCCGCCGCGAGGCGTGGCCGAGCAGGTGCGCGCGGCCTGCCGCACCGACCCCGCAGTGGCGACGGCCAGCAGCACAGCCACGGTTACAGCGGGTCCTCGCCGTTCTCGTCGACTTCGCGGCGGGCGCGCTGCTCGGCGGCGATCTCCGAGGCGGAGGCAACGGCGAGGTTGTACATGGTGGTGACGGCGTCGCCGATGTCGCGGCAGTCGGGCCGGTCGCCGTGCTCGGCGAGGACCGTGAACAGGGCGTGCGCGGTGTCCTGGTCCTGGTTGGACCATGCCGTCATGAACCGTGCGGCGAACCGCACGGGCGGTGGAAGGTCGTCGGACGAGCCCTCGCGGCCGTCCGGGGCTTCGACGTAGATCCCGAACGTGCAGTCCGGGCCGTGGTCGCGGCGGATGCCGTGCGTGGCGGTCTCGGCGAGGGAGCCGAGGAGCGCGTACGTCGAGGCGGGGCCGTCGTTGACGATCGGCTGGAGGAGGTCCAGGCCAGCCTGGTGGTCGCCTGCGACGCCGTGCGCGACTGCTTCGAGGATGGTCTTGGGGTCCGGGGCGGGCATCGGTGCGTGCCTCCTGCGTGTGGGCTGGGATGATCCGGCGGAGGGTGGCCGCTCCCGATTCGGGCGGGAGCGGCCACCTGTACGAGGTGGGTCAGAACGCGGCGGCGGTCATTTCGCGGCCCAGGGCCTCGCCAACGGCCTGCACCAGGTAACCGCGTGCCTCGTCGTGCATGTCCTTGTGGAACGCGAAGTGCACCCGCACGATCGGCTGTTCACCAGCTGCCCACGTCAACGAGTGCCCGTCGGGCTGGAGTCCGTCCGCGTCGAGCTGGGCAGCCCACGCAGCAGGATCGGCGGCAGCGTCCGGGTCTTCGACCGCGGCCACCGGCTCGTCGGCAGTCTCGGCGTGGAAGTGCGAGCCCGGCTCGGTGATGGCGGGCAGCTCCGCCGCGCAGTCGTTGCAGCGGCGGGACTTCACCCAGCCGGCCGGGCTGCGGTACTCGCCGGTCACGTCCCACGACTCATGTCGGCAGTCCGGCGTGGGACTGCACTGGTCGTCGTGGCCGATGCGACGCTCGCACGTGAACGGGGCACTGACGCGTCCGAGTTCGGCGCCGCAGCACAGGTACTCGCCGACCTGCACGCCAGCAGGGCAGGCCGCGGTGTGGGGCACCGCGTGCCCTTCCGCGTCGCATACGACGGTCACCTCCGGGACGAGCTGCCCGGAGGCGGCCAGCGCGGCGGCGATGACGACCAGGTCGGCGACATCGCCGGGGAGGTCGACGCTTCCTCCGCCCGGCGTGGTGACGCCGCAGTCGCCGAGGTCGTTGGCGACGGCCCACACCGCGCCCGTGGGGTGCCGCAGGATCTCCAGCGGCCGTTCGGTGTCGCCGGTCCATCCGGCGCGTTCAAGTGCCTCGACGACAGCGAGGCGCGAGTTCCAGGTCATCAGGAGGGTTCCCTTCAGGTCAGAAGCACAGGTCACAGGTGCAGTGGACGCGGAACAGGCGCTCGGTGCCCTGCTCGTCGCGGCGGAAGCAGGACCGGCACGCGGACATCGGCCAGTGGCCGACGGGACCGGACGTCGGGCAGTCGGGACAGCCGTTCGGCCGCGGGTCGCGGTCGCGGGTCGTGGCGACCTCGTCACGGGTCAGGGCGGGAACTTCGTACGCGGTGCTCATGGCGGTGATCTCCAGGTCTCCGAGCGGCTGCCCGGCGTCGATGTGGTCGTGAAGCTGGCGGATTCGCGTGATGGCACCGCCGCGGTCGCCGCGGCCGCTGAGCGCGCGGCGCGAGGCGGCCGGGATCTGGAACCAGCAGCCCGCGCACAGGTACAGGCGGGACGGCTTCGGCGTGCGGCAGGACCGGCAGAGGCTCCCGGTGTACGCGCCGCGCGGTGTACGGGAGGCGGCCATCAGGCGTTGGCCGGGACGAACGGCTTCTTGCCGACGCCGTCGCAGCGGGCACCGGTCGAGAACCCGGCCGCGGTCATGCCGTAGTGCCATCCGATCAGGCCCTTGCGGGTGAGGTGGAACGTACGGGGCGAGCACTTCGGGCACTCCCCGCGCGGTTTCGGCACGCCGCTGCTGGTCTTGGTCGTCATCGTGTTGGTTCTCCTTCGGGATCGTGCGGCGGGGCCGGGTGCCCCTGCCGCAGGTTCGAGGGGTGGCGGTTGCCGATCGCCAGCGCCCGGGTCACAGCCCGACCGCCGAATCGAGCGGTCGCCGCGTCGTGGCCACGCGCCTTGAGGAAGCGCAGCACTTCACCGGGCTCAACACCCTCCGGCACCGGCTGGGCCGGGCGGCGGGCCGCAGTGCCACACAGCAGGCACCCGTTCTCGGCCCCTGGTTCGACGGGGCCGCCGGGGTGCCGCGTGCAGCGGTTCGCTGGAGCGCGCTTGCCCTGCGCCTGCTTCACGAGCTGGTGCGCGCGATGCAGCTCAGCCTCCAGTTCCGCGAGCGTCGCGTCGGTCACGTCGTTCCGGGAGGTGAACGCGGTGATCTCCCGCAACGCCTGGCCGATCGCGGGCAAGTAGTCAGGGTTCACCCGTTGCTCACCGCTTCCAGGGCGCGCCTCTGCTCCTCAGCCGCCATGAGGCAGTCCGGGCAGCAGTCGACGTTGCGCAGCCGGTACTCGCGTCCGCAGCCGCAGACCCGCAGCAAGGCTGTGGGGTCCTCCTGGGGCCACTGGACGTGTTCCACAGGCTTCCTGGGGGCTCCCTGTCCGCCGGTCAGCGGGAGCAAGAACGCGCCCTGGACGGGCTTTTGCCGGGCTTCCTTCGCCGCTTTGGCGTCGTCCATGACGCAACGGCCGCAGACCTCGCGGTCGGGCCGCACGATCGTGCCTTTTTGGCAGCGAGGGCAACGACGCACGTCCTGCGCCTGCCGCGCAGGGGAGGCGTCCTCGGTCTTGTTGGGGGAATCGTCGTCTTCTCGCGCGCCCGCGCCAGCCTCAGCTTGAGGCACTACATCAGCCAACTCTTGGGTTCTCTCCTGGGTAACCCGTGGGGTGTTCGGGCCGCAGAGGCCCGAACCATTCGGGCCGCAGAGGCCCGAACCCATAGGGGCCGCAGAGGCCCGAACCGCTTCTTCTTCAGTTCGGGCCACAGCGGCCCGAACTTCGGCCCCGTCAGAGTTCGGGCCGCTGTGGCCCGAACTCTCGTCGGGCGTCTCGGCGTCTTCGGTCTTGCGAGGGCGAGCTGTCGACTTGAGGTAGTCAGCGGCGCCCGACCAGTTCGGCCACGGGCAGGTCAGCGTCACGTAGACCGTGGGGCGGCCGCGTCGGCGTTCTCCGATGGTGGCAACCACACCGGCGACGATCGCGGCCTCCAGGTACCTCCGGGCGTCCTTCTCGCGGCATCCGGCCGCCTTCGCGATGTCCTGGATGCGGATCGGTTTGCCGTCGTTGAAACGGAGTTGACCGCTGGTGGACGCCATCGCTCGGAGCGCGTACAGCATCGTGAGGAAACCGCCCTTGAGCGGCCGGGGCATCTCCCGCGTCCAGTGCCAAGCCAGCCTGTTCCCGAACTCGTGCGGCGGGCAGCCGGAAGCACGCTCCGGCTGCTGCTGCTCGTTGGTCACGGCGTCTCTTCTCGGTCGTGCAGTCGGGTGGTGGACCAGCGGCTTGCCCGTGGTCAGGTGATCACTATGAGTGCAACTTTAATCTTTGGCAAGTGTGGCAATGTTCGCCAGATTGGTCACGGGTTACACTCTTGCCATGACCGCTGCTCAGGACCCAGCCGTCCCGGAACTCCAGCCCGACGGCGTCCAGAACTTGCCGCTCACGCATGCCCGCGCCCAGCTCACAACGCTGATCGAGGACGCCCGAGAACGGAACGTGGTGACCGCCCTGACTGTGCGCGGACGCCGTCGTATCTGCCTCGTCACGCCCGAGTTCTACGAGCGCGCCAAGAAGGCTCTCGGCGAGAGCTGACCGGGCGCTCACGGACGGCCCCGAGCCTTGCGTCGGTACGCGGACATGTCCGCGACACCGGGCGGCAGGACAGGAGGGACGGGTCGGCCGTGCCGAGGCATCGGGCCCGGACACGTCGCCACGTGCGGCTTGTGCAGCCTCTCCCAGCGCATGACGGGCAGTTCGTCCGTCGGGCGGCGGGACACCCACGTGCCCGTCCCGTTTCGGTAGACCGCGGTGTTCCCTTCGACGTCCGGTTCGATGTCGACGGCCAGGCGCTTCCCGGCCTCGGTGGTGGTCCACAGCACCAGTCGGCGGCATTTCGGGCACTGCATGGTTTCTCCTCTCGCGCGCGGGGTCGAGACCGCGCCGCCCCGCAGCGGTGGGGACGGCACGGCCAGAGGGCGTGGCGGTCAGTCCACGACGATGTCGACCACCACGGCCAGGAGGAGCAGCAGCGCCAGCACGAGCGCGACCGTCACCGCTATGCGCAGCGCCCGGCCTCCGGCGCTCACTTGCGGTTCTTTCGCCCGCCCAAGCGGGACCGGAGCGTGACGTTCGCTTCAAGAAGCAGCGCCCGGGTCAGCCCGTACGACAGGCCGTGCTCGATGCCCAACTCCCGGATCGAGGCGCCCCCGTCGTACTTCCTCGCGAGGGTCTTCCGCATCGACTCGCGCTCCCCACCCCGCAGCCGGGGCCGGTACTCGGTGTCCTGGCGCGTCTTGCACTTCACCGTCGGGTCGGTGGTCATCCATCGTTCCTCTCGTGTCGATCCTTCTGCGCGGCGCGAGCATCGAGCCCGGCCGCGTAGGTCACCAGCTCCCGCAAGGAGCCGGACCGTTCGCGCCGAGCCGCCCGGAAGGCGGCCACGACCAAGGCGGTGACGGTGTCCTGGTCGCCGTTGGCGTGAGCGGTCACCAGCCGGGCGGCGAACAGCCGCTCCGGCCGACCTTCTGCGTCGCCAAGGTCGTCCAACACCCACACCTCGCCCAGACCGCTGTCGGGCGGCCCGTACAAGGCGAGGAGGGCATGAACTGCGGTGTACGCGAACACCCGGCACGCGGAGAGCACGTCGAACAGGTCGCCTCGCTCGGCGAGTTCACCGACTGCTGCGGTGACGCCGTCCACGTCCCCAGCGCGGGCAGCGTCAACGGCCGTCCGCGCCAGGTGAGTCAGCAGTCCAGGGCTCAGCACGCCTTCAGCTCCCTCTGCGCCCGGTACGCGGCTGCCGCGTCCTGCTGCTGCTCGGCCAGCGCGGCTTCGGCGCACACCTTGTGTGCCGGGGACCGCTGCGAGTCGCGCAGGTTCGTGGGCCGACCGCAGTAGCGGCACGGCTTCGCCTGCTGGTGCCAGTGGTCAGACGACGACCACACGAGCAACCCGCTTGGCGGCAGCGCCGGTTGAGGCGCCGCCGGTCTACGCTGCCGCGCTGGCACGGGCCCGCTCCTCGCGTTCCCGGCGGCGCCGCCGCTCTGCCTCGAGGCGGGCCTGGCGGATCATCTCGGCCCGCTCGCGCTCGTCGAGGCCGCCCCACACGCCGTAGTCCTCGCGGTAAGTCATGGCGTGCGTGAGGCATTGGTCGCGTACGAGGCACCGGTTACAGAACGTCTTGGCGTACTGCACGTCGAGTTCGATCGGTGCACCGGACGTGCCAGCCGGGAAGAACAGGGCGGTCGGCTCCCCGGCGCAGGCCGCGTCTTGGGTCCAGTGGTACGGGCGGGGAAGGTTGTCGGGGGCATAGCGGCTCGGTCGCGGCATCGTCGGCAACTCCTTGCTCATCGTTCGGTGTCCGGACACGTCCGTGCGCGTGTCCTCGCAGGTCAACGCCCTCGTCTGTGAAGCAGCCCCCGTATGTCCGGATTACCGTCCGGGGCATGTCCGGGACGTGTCTGCGACCCGCAGTGCTGTGTCCCGCGTAGGGGCCGGTGAAGGCCCTGGCCGAGGGAGCCGGCCCCGACGAACACCGACCCCCACAAGCCGGTCGCGCGGACAACCGCGTCGGCGGACGCCTCGCATGTCAGGAGGACTTCGAGCAACATCACGAGTCCCCGGCGCCCGCTTCACGCCAGCGGGTCACGGTCCGGTCGGCGACGCCGAGCCGCTGGGCGATGACCGACCCCGACATGCCCGCCTCGGTCATCTCCCGGCATGCGTACTTCTGCTCTTCCTCGGTCAAGGCCGGGCACGGCCCCCGGCCCGACAGGGCCCGCTCGACCGCGATGAGGTCGATGCCGCGGTGCCACGTCGAGCCGGGGAACATCACGCGAGCCCTCCCTCTCGCATGACGCGGTCGGCGAGGTGCCCACCGGCGACACAGCACGGGTAGCCGCACGTCGGCCTCACATTGCCCTCCGGGGCCCGGCCGTGGTGCCAGCGGAACGACAGCCGGTACGCGGTGTCGACCTGACACTGGTGCGCGACCACCGGAGTTCCCCGGGCTCCAGTCGCACCGGTCCAGTGCAGATGACCGCCCTCGACCTCGATCGTCCGGTCGGCGAACATCTCCTCCAGCGACGCGTAGCGCTTCCGGGGCGTCGGTGTGTGCACGGGCGTTGCTGGCGCGCCCGGCTGCACCGAGGCCGCAGCCGCGTCGAGCGCTGCCGTGTCTCCGGTCATGGCGTCACCTCGCTGTTCGGCTCGGCCCGGTACAGGTGGATGACCGCGCCCTGTACGTCCAGGACGTCGGAGACGGCCCCGTGGTCGGTGACGTACCGCTTCTCCAGGCGGCGGTAGCCGACCAGCAGCGCGTCGTCCTGGTACCCGCCGGCCGTCGTGATGGCGTCCTCCGTGCTGCGCGCGAGCTTGGAGAGGTCGGGCATCACGGCAGGGCGGGCGGGGGCGGACGGCTTGAGGACCCCGGCGTTCCGGCCGGTGCCGTAGTGGTTCTTGGGCCGGGTGAAGGAGAACACCATGGCCGCTTCCAGCGGGCCGGTCAGCGGGCGCCAGTCGCGGTGCCGGGCGATCTCCTGACGCATCGCCCACACCACGGCTTCACGCCACGGCTTGACGTGCTTGGAGGACTCCAGCATCCGACCCTTGCCGATGTGCTTCTTCGAGCCCTGCGGCGCCGGGAGCCCGTACACCTTCACGCTCAGCACCGGCCCGGGCCCGGGCCGCGTCTCGTCCTTGAACAGGGCCGTACTGGTCATCGCGCGTCACCGCCCATCAAGCCGTGGGGCAGCGCGGGGGCGTCCCGGAAGCCGGTGAGTACCAGCCGGTCGACGTCCGAGACATGGCAGTTCGCTTCGGCCTCCAGCCACCGGCCGGACAGCTCGGCGACGTCGAGGCCGGTGTCCGTGGTGACCTGGTCCATCAAGACCGTGACCGACTTCTCCAGATGCCAGCCGACGACGACGACGCTCGCGGTCCGCGCTTGCTTGTCGACCTCCAGCACCTCAACCGGCGTCGTGAACCGCTCGTCGTCGAGGGCCGCGAGGTACGTGCGTCCGAGTTCGGTGATCGCGGGCAGCAGGTTGATCGTCTGCACCAGACCCCGCACCCGGAGTTGCGCGGTCAGTGTCCCGTCGTCCTGGGCCTCACCGCCGTTGGCGAGAGCGCGCAGCAGCGCTTCGGCGGCCGCGTCGACGGGCATCTCCCTGGCGAGGCGGGTCACCCGAATCTGCGCCGCCCGCCACGCTGCGGTGTGCTTCGTGGTGGCCGCCGAGCACGGGCATCCGTAGACCGTCTTCTTGTGGTCCTGCGGGGTGAGACCAACGCACTTCAGCAGGCTGTTCCGGCCACGGCAGCACAAGTCCTCGGTGCAGCAATGGCAGTTGGGGCAGTCCTTCTTGGCGGGTCGGACGTACTCCGGCCCGAACGTCTCATGCATCGTCGTTGTCCTTCTTCGTCGTCGCCTTGCACACGCGGCATCGGCGGACGCCACCGGCGTCGAAGCTGTGAGGGGTGTCCCGGCCTTCGACCGGGCAGGGTGCCCAGACCGGGTCGGTGCGAAGCCCGGCCCGGGGCGGGTCGGTGCGGCGCTGCCCGGGCGGCGGCCACGAGCGGACCGCCGCCGCGATCGTTCCGCCACCGACGGCGATGGTGGCCAGATATAGGACGTGCTCACTCACCGGCCCGCACCCCCGACCGCATCGGCGGGATCAGCGGCCAGTCCGTACGGACAGTCGCCGCCCGGTGCTCCTTGCCCGGGGTCGACGCGAAGTGGATGCGCAAGCTCTCCTGCTGGTCGGCGGCCCAACGCACCTGCTGCTCGTGCAGTTCGATGAGGGGGACGCGGGTCAGCCACCGGTACCGGTGGGCGATCTTCCAGGTGACGCCGCAAGCGGCGACCGCGTCCGCGCTGGAGTCGTGTGCGGCATACAGCGGCACCACGTAGTGACGGCACAGGTCGTCCAGACGACGCCCGCCCGGCCGGTACCTGTCGACGTGCCGGTCCAGGACCTTCGGGTCGAGGACGAGGGGCGCCGATCGCGCGAACAGGCCGCGTACACCGTGGCGTTCCGCTTCGGCCTCCAGCATCGTCAGGTCGAACACCGCGTTCATCACGACCACCGGCAGGCCCTCGTCGACCAAGCCGGCGACAGCGTCGACGATCTCGCTGACTACGGCCCCGGCCGGGCGGCCCGCAGCGCGGGCCGCCTCGGTGGTGTAGCCGTGAACTGCCGTCGCCCCGGCGGGAATCTCGACGCCCGGGTCAGCGATCCACGTGCGCCTCTCGGTGGGACGGCCACCGCCGTAACGGACGACGGCGGCCGTCACGATCCGGTCGGTCTCGGGGTCGATCCCGGTCGTCTCCAGATCGAGCCCAACGAACGGCTTCCGATGCCACGTCACCGGCGGTCCCCCTTCCCGGTGCGGCGAGCCTTGCGGCTGCCTGAACGCTTCGGCTGCACCCGCTTGCGGGGCAGCGTCGCGACCCTCTTCGGCTCCTGCGACCCTTCAGCCACCGCGTGTGCCACCTCGGCGTCTGCGAGGGCCTGGGCGTCCTCATCAGGGGCGTGGAGAACCTGCGCCTGCCCGGCGTCTCCGGCGTCATCGGCTCGGCCGAGCTGCACCAGCTCGGCCGACATGGGCACGACCTTGTGCAGACGGCGCAGCGCCGACTTCGACCACATCGCGTCGAAGTCCGTGTGCCAGAACGAATCGTTCTTCCCGGACTCCTTGGCCCGCTTGTACGCGGCGCTGTACTCGTCGCGAATGTCCTCGGCGTCCTCGCGGGACAGGATCACGACCTGCGAGCGGGCGCCCGAGGTCATCCAGCAGAACGCGTACGCCAGGATCGGCTTCCCGCGTTCCTCGCGGGACAGCTCCAACGCAGGCTTGTGCGTGAAGTCGAGCGGCGCGGGGGCGGTGGGCTCGAAGTTCCACTCATCCCCGGCGTGGATCAGGCCGACGTGCACCGAGCCGACACGGCCGGAGCGGTACATCAGGTCGACGTAGCCCTGGTACATCGGCACGAACACGGCCAGCTTGCCCTCACGGCGGATCACCGCGTGACGGCCGTTCGGGATCAACCCGAACCTGGCGCACGTCAGCAACGCCTGGAGGAGGCTGGCGGGGGTGCAGGACGCCAGGCCGGGCAGGACCGCCCGCACGGCGGAGAAGAACGCCCCGGTGTCGACGTGGGACGGCAGCGCCTTCGTGAAGTGGGCGCCGTACCGCTCCAGCCAGGCCAGGACGGCGTCGGTGGTCTCCCCGCCGTCCTGACGCTCGGCGGCGTGCAGCTCCTCCGGGGTGCCGCCGTCGACGGTCTCGGCTGCCCTCACCGGCTGTGGCTTCTTCGGCGCCTTGGCCTCGACTGTTGCCGCGCGGACGCGGTCCTTCAGCGTGGTCGTTGTCATCGTCAGACTCCCTTCGCGGGCACGCGTAGGACACGAGCGCGGTGCTCGTCGTAGATCTCGGGGTGGTCGACCTTGAGCCCCTCGGTGTCGATGGCCTCGACCATGTGCGTGTACTTGGCGGCCAGTTCGGGGTGCGCCTCGCGGAACTTCTTCGACGCGAAGGTGCCGTTGGCCTTCCACGACCAGGCCGCTTTGCCGCCCGCCTGGGCGACCTCGTTCTCACCGGTCAGCAGACGCATCTCGTTCTCAACGAGACGCAGGTCGGCGGCGAGGGCCTTCTCCTGCTCTTTGAGGTCAGCCCGCCGGGCGCGCAGTTCCTTCGCCTTGACGACGTCGATCTCGGCGATTGTCTGAGCCTTCACCGACCAGAGCTTGGCCAGCAGGTTGGTCGTCGCCTCGTAGCCGTCGGCGGGCGGCTCGAAGCCCTCTACGACGTGCCGCTGGTACCAACTGCCGCAGTAGTCGACGAGGTAGCCGATCATCTCCTCGTCGCGTTCCAGGCGGGACCAGCGGATCGTGTTGCCGCCGACGAGCGCGGCCACGTAGCCGTGAGACCAGCCGCCGACGGCCATGTACCAGTGGCACTGGATCGCCGGGGCGTCCGGGATCTTGCCGTCCTCCCAGTCGTCGATCTGGTACGCGGAGCGGTTCTTGCACTCCAGCGGACCGGAGACTTGGCCGGTCTCATCGAGGGCGTATCGGTCGACGTTGGCGAGCATCCACGACCGGTTGACGTTCACGAGCGTGCCTGGCGGCATCACGACCGGGATTCCGGACCGCTTCGTGAACATGCGGGCGATGAAACCCTCGATCTCCGTGCCGATCTCGGCGGCCTCCGAGCTCACCTCGTCGGGGCGGCCGTGCTTGGCCTCGAAGACGTGGCGCGGGCTCGTGTACTTGCCCCCGCCGAGCCCGAGGATCGCTGCGACGTCGCTGCCGCCGATCCCGGCCCGGCGGGTGGCCTCCCACTCCTCGCGGGACGCGTCAGCGGGCAGCAGCAGCCGCGCCGTGGGCGCCTCAACGCGGGCGGCGGGTTCGATGATCGTGGTCACGCGGGGTCCTTCCGGAAGGAGTTGAGGCGGCGGTCGGCGGCTAGGGCCTCGATCTCGGCGGCGAGCCGGGTCGGGTCCTCGCTGGTCCACGCCGCGGTGGCCAGGTCCGCGCCCGATTCCAGGGCGGCGGCGGTCTGTCCGAGCACGGCCAGGAAGCGCTCGGGGTGCTCGCTCTTGGCGACCCGCTTCCGCGCCACGTCGGCGGGCGGGCGCAGGTCGCGCGGCAGGTCACGCATGAGCCCTCGCCTCCCGGCGGCAGGTGCCGCAGCGCAGGCTGACGAACTCGCCGTCGCGCCCGCGGTAGTCGACCCAGCCGCCGTCGCACTTGGTGCAGGCGTCGCGGGCGGCGGCCAGCTCGGGCAGGTAGCGGGCAGCGTCGCGGAGCGTCATGCGCGTCTCGCGGGCGGTGCGCTCCTCCTCGACGCGGCGCCCGGCCTCGCCGTAGCCGCCCAGTTCCAGGAACCGGGACGCGTCACGGGCGCTCGCGGATCGCAGTACCAGCGCGAGGGCATTCAGCAGGGCAACCGGCTCGTCGTACTCGCCGTCGCCGACCTCGTCGAGGTCGGCGTGATCGCGCAAGGCGTCCAGAGCGAGCTTCCTGTCACGCAGGTACTCGGCGAGCACCGAGGTGTACGTGTCGACGTGGCCGCACGGGTTGTCCCACTTGTCGACGGTGTACCAGTCACCGTCCTCGTGGAAGCGTTGCGGGACCGCCGAGCCGCGGGGGCCTCCGCAGCGCGGGCACTCGGCCGACAGGACGATGGAGCGGACGCTCACGCCGACGTAGCCGCTGCCCGTGCCCCGGTCGCACACCCGGTACGTCATGGACGTCGGCCTCGGCGCGGGCTTGGGCAGGCCGGCCGTGTACCGAACCCACACCGCGGTGCCGTCCTCGTGCCTGGCGTCGTACGCCTCAAACGTCCCGGCCGGGGCGTAAGCGGGCATCCGCTCAGCACGAGGGATGCGCCGCGCAGCGCCACGTCCCGCTTCGGTCGACGCGTAGACACCGGCGAGGACCCAGCCGCCGCGTGCGGCACGTGCCGCACGGACGACGTCGCTGTGCTTGGTCAGCGTGCGCCTGGTGCTGGTCATCAGCGGCCACCGCCGCTCTGGCCGGTCCGCTGCCGGGGAAAGGCCACCAGGGCGCGGCGCAAGAGCCGGTTCGCGGGGTGCCGCAGCCGGGAGCAGTGCGGGCAGGTGAGCGGGTCGTGCGGGCAGCTAGGGTTGCCGTTCAAGGTTCCTCGATTCGTCGTGGTTGAGGTGCCTGGTGATCCGGGGGCGGTGTCGGCCCTGCACGGCCTGCCGTCCCGGGGTCGCCGCTCTAGGAGGCGGCGCGCTGGCGTCGCCGCCCGGAGGGACGGAGCGCCGCCAGTTCAGGCGTCGGGGGGATCTGCACCGGCTCGTCGAAAAGGCCGGGCGGGATGACGGTGAACATCGCCTGGATCAGGGCGAGTTCGCACTCGCAGAACGACGGCTGCTGGCCGATCTTCTGGTGCGGGAGGCGCTTGATGTTGTCCTCAAGGAAACGCCGATTGCACTTCAGCTTCTGGGCCGCTTCGTTGTAGTCGTAGTTCCGCACGCTCGTGCAGCGGCAGTAGGCCCGGCCCGTCATGCCGGGACCTTCTCGCCGTGGTGGTGCGGCGAGAGCGCCGTGGCGGCCGGGCGCGAGATCCGGCCGGTCACCAAGTCGTCGATGTCGATGCCGTAGGCGTCGGCGACCGCGAAAAGAGTCGCCACGGTCGGTACGGTGCGGCCCGCGATGAGCCGAGAGATAGTCGACTCGCGTACGCCCGCGCGCTGGGCGATGGCGTGGTGCGTGAGGTCGCCGACCGATTCCGCTTTCTTGGTCAGCACGTCCGCGCAGAAGCGCAGCGTCGTGGCCATGAAACCCTCCAAAGGTCATGCATGCGTGCACGTCGTGCATGCATGCACAGACTAGACGGCATGCATGCGTGCACGCAAGTAGACACGAAGGGGCCATCTGGCGCGACTTTCAAGGTCGACTGCGCCGGTGCACCCGCCTCCAGCCTGGGCGTACTCATGATCTGCGGCCCGACCTGGAAACATGCACGCATGCACGCTATTCCCTTGGGCATGCATGCGCGCTAGCCTCCGAAGCATGCGGAGTATGGAAAACCACCCCCAAGCACCAGGGGAGACACCCTCGGCGCGATTCGGCGCACTCGTCACCGACCTGGCCACCAAGGCCGGATATGACCTCTCCCCAAGGGCCGGTGGCAAGGCGGCACTTGCCAGGGACATTGGCAGCATGAGTGCGTCCGCTGTCAGCCGCATGATCGATGGCAAAACCCTCCCGATGCCTCACCAGCTCGAAGGCATCGCCCAGGCGCTGCACGTGGACGTGAGGACACTCCTCGTGACTGCCGGAGTAATTTCAGACAAAAGCTGGCCAAAAGACGAAAATTCGCAGGTACGCTCTGTTACTCAACAGTCACAGCCGATCTCCCCAGAGGATGCGGCAAATGCCTGGGGCATCACCGACCTCGGCATCCGCAGCATGCTCATCGGCAGCATCCAGCAGGCGATCCGTCTGCAAGCTGAGGTCGACGGCCGCCGAGACACCGGGAGGGAGGCAGCAAGGGGGTAACACCGGCATGGCACTCAGGACGATCATCGCTGCCGTCAGCGGACTCGTCACAGGAATCACCATCACGATCGCAGCCACCGACAGAATTCCCACGAACACGGTCGACAACCTCGCCTTCGCTATCGCCGTCCGGGTCGCGCCCATTACCTGTGCCCTGCTCATCGGGCACGCAGCGCTGCGGAAGTGGCTCGACGACTACACCGTCCAGGTCCGCGGCGTTTTCAGGGACGCCTCCCCTGACCAGACGTCGACCGCCGCCCAGACCGGTGTCGGCATCAGCCTGTCGAATCGTCGCTCTCCCACCGACGCCGAACGGGTCAACGCTCTGACCGCCTGCCTGGCAGAGACGCAGGTTCAACTGCACGGCGAGCAGAAGAAGAACGACAACCTCCAGGCCGAGTTCGACGAACTGGTCGAGGACTACAACCGCCTCGTCACCGACGCCCTTCAACGAGCTGCGGACCGATTCGAGAACAAGCCCGCCGATCCGGCCCGGCGCTGCGTTGCGCGAAGAGCAGCATCCGGGCCGGTCGTCTCCATCACCACTCAGCGACCTGCCGAAGCGATCGAGCCGCGCGTGACCTGACCGCTCTACTCGACCGGCGAGTCCTCGGCGAAGCCCCCGCCGACGGACAGCGCCGGATGCGCGGCACAGGCCGCCAGCGCTTCCTCCCGCGCCCTTGCGAACGATTCCTGGACCTTCTCCAGATCGACTCCCCACGCCTCGGCCCGGGTCAGTGCCGCGATACCGTCCTCGTGTCGCACGCGCGAGACCGCGTCCTTCTCGGTGTACCGCTCCTCCCACTCCCACACCCACCGGGCCGCGACGTCCTCCAGGTCCACGCCAGTGCGCAACTCCGACCCGTCGGCGTTGTAGAGCGCCCCTCCCCACCAGACCCGGGCACGGCCGGGCATCCCCTCCCTGACGTCCTTGAGTCCGTTGGTCTGCTGGCGGCGCCACCAGTCGGCCGCCATCGTCTCGACGCGCACGGTGTCATCGGGGTGATCGATCTGCCACTGGTCGGCGACCGCCTTCGCATCGCCCCGCTTCCAGAACGCCTCGACGTGGGTGGAGAACTCGCCGTCGAAGTGCACGACGTGCACACGACTGCGGTCACCGGTGGCCGCGTCCGCCGCCAGGACCTCGTCGACGACACCGGGCCCGCCCCGGCCCAACGACCGGTCGATGATGTCCATAGCCGCATCGTCCGCCTCGGGCAGCAAGTGCCCGTACGTGTCCGAGGTCGTCTTGATGGACTCGTGCCCCAACCGGCGCTGCACGTACGTCAGTCCGCGCCCTTCCGACAGCAGTACGGCCGCATGGCTGTGCCTCAGGTCGTGTGGCGTCGGCCGCTTCTGCCGTGACAGGAGCCCTTGCGCTTTGGCCCGCTTCACCGCGCGCTGCCACCGGCCATGGAACGTCGAGTAGTGCAGCCGCTGGCCCTGCTCCCCCGTGAAGTACAGCCGCGTGGGGTGCTCTCGGTCGTCGCCGCCGAGCTCGTTCGCCGCCTCCACTACGCCCCAGGACACGCGGATTGTGCGTCGACTGCGCTTGGACTTCGGGATGCCGACCTTGTAGCCGCCCGCCCCGTCCCGTTTCCACGCCCGCTTTACCTTGATCTTCGGCTCGGCGGTGTCCCAGTCGATCAGGCACTCAGGTGCCAGGCACGTTACTTCGGACCATCGCATGCCGGTGCCGTACTTCACCTGCGCGAGGAGCTGGTCGCTGCGGCGCTCAAGGCAGGAGATGACACCCGCGACCTCATCCGGCGTCAGGAACTCCACATCCTCGCCGTCTTCCCCACCGTCATCGTCCGCGCGCGGCAGCCGCGTGCCCTCGCAGGGGTTGCGGGCCCGCAGCGGCGGCTCCGCCTTCACGGCCTCGTCGAGGATGTTGCTCAGCAGCCCATGCAGGTTGCGGATCGTCTTCGGAGACATGGGCCGCAGCTTGCCGGTGCCCGTCTTCGGCACCTGCCCGCGGTGCACCTTCGTCTTCTCCAACTTCCGTACCCACGCCCGCACGGTGTCCTTGCTGAAGTGCTCCGTGCTGCGCACGTCGCACTCGCCGAACGTCGGGTGCACGTATCGGTCGAGGTCGCGGAAGCACGCCTGCCGGTAGTGCTCCTCAATGCCGGTCTTGTTCTCGACGAGGTTGGTCGCGAACTCCCGGAAGCGGTAACGCTTCTCGTCAGGATCGGCGGCGTTCTGGTCGACGTAGCCCTGGCCCTTGACCCACCCGGCCGGCCACTGCTGCCCGGCCTCGTCCACCGCGTCCTTGAACACTCCGGCCGAGGTCTCGTCGTCGAAACGCTCACCTTGCCAGTCACCGTCACGGGCGCCGCCAGCACGCCACTTCACGCGGTAACTGGTCACCTCACCATGCTTGTTCTTCAGCGGTTGCACGTAGGCCAT